GTGATGACACTGGTGGCTTGAGATAGACTTGCACTACCGACACGGAGATTTTCAGTCTCCTGCTCTACTATCTGAGCTATCAAGCCATATCGTGGTGGTACGGTCGTTGCGTATAAAATTATATTTTTAATATAACTTATATCTACATACCACCACATTGATATAAGTTATATTTGGCTGCTAGGGTGTGCCTCGAACACACAAACTCTAGTGTCAAAGACTAGTGGCTTTACCTCTTTGCCTACCTAGCAATATGTAATATAATTAACAATATAACTAATAGTAGATTTTGATACACCAAATTTTCTCGCTAATGCTCTACAACCATATAATTTATCTTTAGGAATATAATTAGTTCTAATATAATTTATATCAGTTTCAGACAATTTGGAATTACAATTATTATAACCCTTATCATTTGGTTTTAAGTTGGTTTTTATAGAATGTTGTATATTATCAAAAGCTGTCACCCATTCAAGATTTTCAACATTATTATTTAATTTATTTCCGTCAATATGATTTACTTGTGGTAAATTTTTTAAATTTGGAATAAAAGCATTTGCTACAAGCCTATGAACAGAAAAACTCTTTTTAATATTATTTTTACTTAATGTAACAGTACTATATCCACGATTTCCCACACGTATTTTTAAATTTTTTGGGTATATACGAGTACCTTTTCGAGGTAGAGATTTAACATTACCAAGATTACTCACTTGATATAACCCTTCGTATTGTGTAATATCTTTCCAAATCTCCATTTTATCTCCTTAATTAGTTCCTATTAATTTACGTATAAATTTCCACTCTTTATATTCAGCCTCTGTCATTTCTCTACCATATACAATACCACTAGTTATTCTATAATGAGTATGACATTTATTACATTCTATACATTCACCATTTTTATTATATTGTAACCAGTCAAATTCTTGTTTAAAATCACAGGCAGGACATTGACATAACATTTTATCTGTATCCATTTAAATTACCTCCATCACAAAATTCTATATAATTTTACCTATATTTATCACAAAATTCTAAATACTTTTACCCTATTTTTTCACATTTTTCTAAAAATATGGGGTGGACGGTGAGTTACGCTCTCACTCTTGCAGTGCCACAAACTGCCGTGCTACTATTATCACTACGCCCACACTAAAACTTGTATAGCTTTAGTCTAGGTGTAGTTACCTAGATTTTTCCATATTATATTTTATTTTATAAGATTTTATGTCTTTACCTTTTAGATTTATTAATTTATCCAAATCATCCCTTAATGCTCTAGCATCCTCGATTGTCATATGTTTATGTGAAAAATTAGTATCCATCATACCTCTTACATTAAAATATATTATATTATCATCAGTACATCTACCCATTTCCCAGCTACTTCTAAAATCTAACATTTGTACTCTCCTCAAACTTTTCATCTATTATTTGTTGATAATCAGCTAAATCATCTAATACTTCCTTTATATCATCTGGATTTGTTGCTAAATCTTTTTTATCTACATAATAACGAATTCCTTTATATTCAACTTCACACCAAGTACCATATAAATTATTATATTCTGGATTTATTATCTCCACTATATCTCCTTTTGGTATATTTGGATAACCTTGTGCTAATTGTGTTTTCCAATCTTGGTCACATAATGATTTTAGTGCTACTGCTTGCATTACTTACCTCCATATATATGATGTCTAACGCTACCCTACACCTATTACAGTGCAGGGTCACTAACGAGGGTTAGTCCCCGATGGTCTATTTAGTGAGCTTCTTGTGTTTTCCCCATCATTCCAACAAAGTCACGGTGCTCAATCTCGCCTTATGAAATATCCCACTTTCACATAAGAGAGGTCTCAAACGGTGGTACCTCATACTGGTCGGAGGGGATTATATCTGTGTCAAATATTACTCTATTGTTCGATATAATACTTTCAGGTTAGCTACACCTTATGTTATTATATTATAACAGAACCTCCGTGGCAGGAGTGGAAAGAATTGAACTCTCATCAACGAGTTTGGAGCTCGGTATGCTACCATTACACCACACTCCTATATCTATAAAATATATACGGAAAAATCTAAATGTGCTGTGAAAATATTGAGTTATTGTCCGCCTCAATATTAGCATAAAGACTTAACCGTTCTACTCCAAATACGGCAATTTTAAAAATACCGACACAAACGACTTCCGATTTCTACATACGCTAATCGTCTTTAAATCATATATCATAACTAATTGTTTCTAATCACAGCTTTAGCATCAGTTAGTCTGTATTTATATGATTTTGGTGGGTAGTCTTGGATTTGAACCAAGGAACCCGTTAGAGACTGGTTTTACAGACCAGCGGTTTTAACCACTCACCCAACTACCCATATTACTAAATACTTTGATAAATATCAGTTTTATATTTATCTTCATTTTTAGGATAACTATTTAAATCAGCAATTTCCACATCAATTAAATCAATTAGCCCTCTATATATTCCAATATTTCTATGTGTAATCATAGATAAACTACTATGTTCTATTGTAGTTATTTTATTTGTGTTGTCTAAATACATTACACATAATCTACCATTGAATTCGTTTAATATTTCACCATTACCTAAATCAATTTCAGGGTCGTGTTCTATAAATTCAATTCTATCATCATATATATAAGCTCTAAGCTCATTATCTATATGAAAAGCATTTCTTATTAATTTCATTAATGTGTTTAGTTGCATATCATATTACCTCTAATATTAAATATATACTTTCCACTCTTCTTTTTTACGATAGGCTTTTAGTACTATGTAATTCCATATAGTTCTAAAACATCAAAATTAACATAAGTTTTTTATTGTAGGATTTTATTAAAATCCAGTAGGTCGACTAAAAACAACCTTTACACTTGCTTCTGTGTTTACACCTTTATCTGCTTAGTGTTAATCCTGATAGGTGGGTTTGATTGGTTTTCCTTCCAATGGCGACTTGGAACGGGCTCGAACCGTCGACCTCCGCCGTGACAGGGCGGCATTCTAACCAACTGAACTACCAAGCCATCTAATAATATTTTAGTGAGGTATATCGGTTATACCTCAACTTTTTCTTCAGGTGTTAAAATAAATTGTTGAGCTTTAAATTCTTTATCTTTACCTTTAATATATGGATTAATAAATATAACTTTACCATCCTTGTAATGTCTGTAATGTCCGTGTACTTGAAATGCGTGTGAATAAGTCCAACCCTTTTTTCTTTTTTGTAAATGTTCAACTTTAACTGTTCTAGTTTTTCCAATATCATATATAGGTGTACTTATAAATTTTGTATCAGATACTTGAACAACACCCTTTTGTCTACCTACTATTTGTGGTACTCTTTTTTCATAAATATATTTAGTAGATTTTTTAGTTGTTGCTATGTACCATAAACAAGATATTAATATACCTAAATTAATATAATTTACACGCCCTACATAATCATCTATACCAAAAGATGTAGTAATTGTATTAAAATCTATAGGTTTTTCATAATCACTATTCTCTCCTACTGCAAATTCCATATTAGATATAATCCTACCATCTTTACCATAGGTCTCAACAAACATTGAATTATCAGATGTAAATTTAAAATATAACGTGAAACTTTCTACATTTTTAAAAAAATCATTTATTATATTTTCAATGTATCTATATGTAGTATGATATTCTATTGCTAATGCTTTAATTTCAGCACTGCTATAATGATGTCTATCATACTCACCTGTATCTATTATCATATAGCCTTCATCAAACGAATGTGGTATAGATTTTTCAAATCTAATGTCTGAATTCCACCAATCTATAAACATTTGTGTTTTATTTTCGGGTACTATTATTTGTGGTAAATGTTTATCTATTTTTAAAATTTTTAATTTATCTTTTGATTTATTTAGACCATTTGTTAATACATTTGCTGTATCTAAAAATGTTCTAACATCATTATTGTTATTTAAGATATTTTCCATAAATAACCTCCTTAGTTAATTTGGCGTAGGATAGAGGTGTCGAACCCCCACCGGTTTCCCGATGTATCTGTTTTCAAGACAGAGTGCAAGTAGCCGCTTGCATATCCTACATATAAATAGAGTTTTTAACTCTATATATTTAATAAGTCGTTACCATCAAATTTTTTACCATTTTCATCATAAGCTGAAAAATAATATAATAAATCTTCTCGATGTATATGTTGTATAAATTTTATCAATATATTATGGTCTATTTTTCCACCATAATTATCATATATAATACCAAATATATACCTTAAAATTGGTTCATAATCATTATAAATTTTATCATCAAATGTAGCCATTATCTGTGTATTAATTGTACTATTATATTTAGCTTTACTTTCATATTCATTTCGTTTACTTAACCAATTCTGTCTGTTACACATAAAGTCACGACATACATATGGTCTAACAGGATATATTTTACATTTGTGATTAACTGTATCTAAAAAACAACAATGTGCATTAAATACTCCTGTAAGTACATTAATTCTATTAGTTTGTTTAATATCATTAGCTTTTACATATTTTTTAATTCTGTCTATATCATCATCATTAAATGGTATAAATAATCCACAACATTGACCACAATTACTACATTTACCATTACAAGTATTATCAATTACCTTATCCTCTTTTGGCATATCTATCATATATTTACCTCTTATTTATAATAAATTTCTCACATTTTTATTAATTCTTCTATCATATTTTCTTAATATTTCAGTTAAACCGTATTTATCTTTATGATACTTTTGAGTTAATAATTTGTCTTTAGGTGTATCTAAATAAAATCTTATTGTCTCAGCAACCCAAGTATAGTTATCCCCCCAGAAATATGTGTTATTAATTGTATTAGGCACTTCATCAGTATTCCAATAACAATTTTTTATTTGACTAGGTTCATCTAAAAATTTATTAGGAAAATCCCATATAACATCTTTATCAGTACCAACTGTTATCCAATATCTAGGTATCATTTCTCTTCCTTTACTTATACCATTTTTCTGACCTGCTGTCCAAGCTGATTTTGTTTTATACACAGAACAATGCATTTGAAATTTACTATCTTTATCTATAATTAGATATAATTGTTTTTGTAATTTACTCCACATCATAAATAACACCTCATATACAATTATATCATATTTTTTAAAATATGTAAATAGTAATCTATAGATATTTACCACATTCAATATCCCTATATAATTGTAATAATGCCTCTGTAGACATATGTCTATCTATATCTATATATCTATCATTAAACCAACTAATTAATGTTCGTCTAATGGAAGCTTCATCTGGAAATGAGTATAATTCTGCATTAATTGCCATTTAGCATTCCCTCCAAATAATCATCATTTATTTTCTCTAATGATTGTTTACAATCATTATACATTTCAATTAAGTACCTTTCATCATAATTATTGTTTATGGTAGTATCTCTACCTAAATATTTATACCAACTGATTTCAACATCTTCCCATTTAAAATTATATGGTTGTGTAACATCATCATCCCAATTATATGCTTGCACTTCAAATGTACCATTATAATATTCATTACCAGTATTATCAAATGGACTATCATATTCTGTTTGTTGCATATTATATTTAATTCTACTTAATCTTCTACTTAAATCCCTTAATAATGCTACTACCCAATCTGGACAACTATATGCTTGATTTTTATTTGTATTAAACATTAGGTTACCTAATTCTAACTCTGCCATTTAGTATTCCTCCTAAATATAATCTAAAATATTCTTTTTCGCAAAGTGTCTTTGTTTTTGTATAGCACTTATACTTCTTCCCAATTCTATGGATAATTCTGTATCAGTTTTAGCTTCAAATAAAATTTTTCTAACTTCTTCAACTGTCCATTTCTTACCAGAATTGAAACAATTATTTCTATTTCTACCATAATACTTTTTTCTATGTCTATCTCTATATGCTTTTAATTTATCTTTATCTTTATATAAATTAAACCTTTTATTTGACATATCATACACCTCATTTATTGGAGGGATATACTGGAATTGCACCAGTGTTCACGCTTTTGCAGAGCGTTGCCTTAACTGACTTGGCTAATATCCCAAATTTGGTCGGAGTGACACGACTTGAACGTGCTACCTGATGGTCCCAAACCACCCGCTCTACCAGATGAGCTACACCCCGAAATCAAAAAATAGACCTATTCCAAGTAATTAGAATACGCCTATTAAAGTGTTTATGTGAGCTGTTTGTTTACATTAATATTATAAATTCCACCTAATTTACATTCATTCTAACTACTATATTTTTATGCACGCTAAAGAATAGTCAAATACGGGTTGTTTTGACCATTTACAAATATTATTAGATTGATGTAAATATTCTTTAACAATACTTAACATAGTAATTAACTCCTTTTCTATAAATTGAGGTGGTTAGTATATTAGGTATAGTTGTCTTGGCAAACTACTATACAAATCTCATTTTGCAATGGAGGACTAACATACTAACCTGTGTTTCTAAAACATATTCTAACACATAATTTAAATTTTGTAAATACTTTAATTTAAATTTTTTGAATTTCTTAAAATATTACATACCTCATTTAGCTTATCATATACTTCCATAAACATATTACTAATATCGTTAAATTCTTTTTTATTTTCCCAGAAACAAACTTTATCTATTGGTAATTTTAATTTTCCAATTATATCATCTTGTTGCCTCTCCTTAGCTTCTTTAATAGTTTGTTCTATAGATGCTTCTTTATACCAGTTATTAATAAGTTCTTGTTTATGAGCTTCAATATTTCCACCTAAATATTTGACTAATTCATCAATTATACTGAGTTCTTCCATTGCATCTTCAAGACCCTCCATACAACCTTGACAATTATCAATTTCCATATCTAAATCAATATAATATTTTTCTAACATATTAATTACATTTGATTTAGCTTTAGATTGATGCATTTTATTTATTGTATGTTTTACATCCTCCAATGATGTATTATAATTTATCTTAAATAATACTTTTGCTATATCTTTATCACTATATAATACATTAAATAGACCACCTGTTTCACCATCAGATGATATATAGTACAAATTATTATCAAAATAATATATATTATCATCTTCATAATTAATTATATTAAACGTTGTATTTGTAACATCAATTTTACCTTCAAAAATTTGTTGAATTAATTCAATATAATTTAATGTTACTGAATTTTTACTATTCTTTTTATTATCTGATATATTCTTAAATGGGTCAGGTATACTACCAAAATTTATACCACCAACTGTAACTTCACTCATAATTTAATTCACCTCTCCTTGTATATTTATATCACATAATGCTTTAGCATTTAATACCATAGCTACAACATCATCATCCATTACATCTGTTAAATATCTTATCATCTTTTTTGGCACTAGGTTTAAATCTGAGTACTTTTTAATATATTGTTTATACTTTTCATTAATACAAATTAAATCTTTTTTATAATCAATTCTAGTGTTAATGTACTCATTAAATCCTCTGATTGCAGATTTGATTTTACCTATCTCACAAGTGAGACATCCATTTGTTGTAGCTTTATCTACACAAAAATCACATTCCTCAAAGTCATTGTAACCATTATACATAAATATCACCTTAAAATAATTTATTTTGTTTATCTTGCCAAGTTCTAAATGCCTTTATTTCATTTCTTAAATCTTCCACTTTTCCATTGAAGCATATACCTCTATCATCTATATACATTACAGCTGGTACTTTTATACTTGTATAGTCATCAACTTCTATTTCATATTTATCTAACCAATCTTTTACTTCTAATTGTCCTTTTAAATCCCTACAACGTGTACTAACTATAACAATATCATATGTTTCCCTTAATTCTGCTATTAATTCTTTAATTCCTTCAACAGGTTCATCATAAATAGACCCATCTTGCCATCCATTACTATATTTATGAATAACCCCATCAAAATCAAATACTATTGTTTTTTTCATTTTTATTACCCCCATTTCATTCATCAAATGTTTTTAAACCATTCAAAAAACTATCATTATAATTTAATCTACTTGATGACACATCCTCTATAACATTATAATCAATATCAGTTGTTCCAGTTTTCAGCTTATACTGTTTGAAATTATTGGCTCTTCTTTGGCTTTTATGCTTAACTTGTTTTTCTTCTATTCTTTTATCTTTTTGTATGGAAATGTCTCCATTTACGGTATTCTTCAAGTTATGAGAATTTAAACTAATTATATTATCTTGTTTTGTTATAGACACCTTATCAAATCCAGTTCTATCTTCTACATCTGCATACTGTGTCATTTTAGGATAAACTTCTTTTCTAGATATATTACAATTATAGTGTCCATCCATACATCTTAACTGTATATTATATCCATCCCATTTCATATAAAATTCCCTACAATTACATCTAGGGTTGCTGCATTTCTTTGCATACAACATAACACACTACCTCCAACTCAACTACCTTTCATCTCTATCATCTTTTTCTTGTATTTCTCTTTCTTTAATTTGTATATGTGTCCTTTGCCAAACAGGTAAACTATTCCAAAATTTATCCATCTGTTCTTCTGTTAGTCCACCTCTGAAAAATTTTGGGTGGTCTGTTACATAATATAAATCATATACCTTCATAATCTTTAAATCCTTCCTTTATAATCACTGCATTTTCTATATTTACCTATCCACATATCGTCTTGGCTTAATGTATCACTATAGTTGTGTAAATCACATTTATGATATGTGTAATCACCATTTACACCAGTTTGTTTATAGTGTTCACAGTATATACAGTTTTGTCTATACTTTCTATTAAATTTACCTTGTAACCAATTGTATATTGCTACAAAAAATATTGATGCAACTATAAATAACACAAAAATAATAAATATAATTTCTCCAAGTGTAATAACTACTTGCATTTACTTCACCCCCTAATATAGATTTGTTACGTGTTTGTCTATCTCATCCTGCATATTAAAATTTTGATTACTTAAATTGTCTGGTATAGTACTATAAGTTACTCTACCATATAGTTCATCACCATCTGATATAACTATCCAACCTTTACCATTACATCCGTGACAGTTTGTTTCATAACTACAAATACCTATACTTGTATTTTTATATCCCATACCTAATGGGTCTATTACTTTTCTATATCTACCTGAACCCTTACAAACGGGACATAGTTCACTATGATTACTCATTACCATTTTAACTCCTTAACTTTTAAACTTATTGCATTTATATCCTCAACATCTAATGCTTCACCTCTACAGTCGACAGTGAGGCGTTTTGTTTTTAAATTAAAACATAAAATTATTAAATCTTCATCGTCTTTAGATAAATAATATTTAATTTTTGTTTTAGTTTCATACTTCTCATAACCCAGTCTATTAAATAAATCATCAGCTGTTGCGAATATATTAACATTTGTAGTATTAGCTGCTAATGGATATTCACTAGCATTAAGATACGACAATGTCTGTTGCTTGTCTTGTTCCATTTTTGAAATCCTCCAAATCTCTCTTACATTTTTCAACAGTATCATTTGCAATTTTTAATATTTCATCCTTTGTAAAGCTTGACCATTCATTAAAATATGAATTATCTTTTTGTTGATAGTACTCAACTGTTTTTACAGCATCATCTATTCTTCTTTGTAATCTATCCTCTGTTACATATAAATATATAGGTAATTCCGTATAACCATACTTAACATAGCAGAAATCTTTACCAATAGTCATTGTAGTTTTCCAAGGAAAGTTACTTTCAGGTATTAAACACTCATTAGCAAAATGCCTTAAATTGGTATCAGGACCATAATCACAACCCATTATAATACTTTCATCAGGATTATTTAAATCAGATATTTTATCTACAATATATTGTCCTAGTAATCCCTTAAATTGTATTAATTGTCTTTCTGATATATCTTGTACTGCTATTTTAGCTAATATATCTGCAAAACTAGCTTCCCCATTATCAAATTTTGGGTCAATTAATATTCTAGCCCACCATTCTGATGCTACTGTTGCTATCTCATCAATTACATTATTCATCTGACATATCCTCCTTAGACTTAACTTCTTTAATAAAACCTTGCACATTATTAAATTTTTCAACACCATTGACTGTAATTTGATTAACTGGCACATATCTATCATTAAGCCCATTAATAATATCCATTAAAAACTTCTCATCTATATGATAGTCAGATGTTAATAATATTTTGATATTAATTTCTTGTTCCATAACACATACCTCCTAATATAATATACCTCATTTTAATTCTATTTTTTAATATGATGATAAAAAATTGTTGACCACATTTATTATGGTCAACAATCAAAATTCAAGGAGTGCTTGGATAGCACTATTGGAGCAGGTGTGGGGAATTGAACCCCAACCACAGGGTCGGAAGCACTGTAGACTACCATTATCCTACACCTGCAAATAAATAGGGGCTTGGAGAACCCCTTATGTATGAAAGAAATACAATAAGTATTTCCCGCATAATTATAATAGCACTATTTTTAACATTTGTCAATAATAAAAAATAGAGGTTACTGCAATAACCTCTATCAAAGAAAGAATTAATATTTTGGACATTAGTCATAATTTATAATATAATCAATTTCCTCATCATATTTGTCTTCATTAAAATCAATAATATTAACATAGTCAAGTCCTAAAAGTAATTTATGTAATATATTTTCATATTTTTCACCCTCACTAGTAAAATCACCATTATCGTCAAAAATATCACCAGTAGCCCCAAGTAATCTAAAAATGTCTTCTAATGTTGTAGGGAAATCTGATTTATTCTCTTGTAATTTATTTTGTAAAGCTAATTTAGTTGCTTCTGTTATATCTCTTCTCATACTATCTATCTCCTCTATATTATAATGTGACATTATTTTATTTAGGGTACCTACAGATAAATTAAAGTCCACTCTAGTTAATATATGATGTCTTAATGCACTCTTAGCATCTTCCACTGTGTCAAATTTATCTGCATCATTTATATCGTATACCATATTAAACCCTTTTATATATCTTGTATTACCTCCAAAGTCAGCTCTTGTTATAACATATTTACTCATAATATTGCCCCCTAATATTATTTTACACTTCCACTATAAATCCTTTATCATACCATACCAAATACGATTTATCCCCATATGCATCTCCATTACGATATGTTGAATGTGTATCTATATAAAATATATTATTAACTAAAGATATGTTTTCTACTGGGGTATGTCCTACAATTTGATATTTTATTATAGGTTCTTCAAATGAGGCATAGTATAAATGCTCTCTTTTATCTGCCCATAAAAAAGAACTACACTCATCACTACCACCTCTAATATAATTACATAAGGCTGTCATATCTAAATTTTCTAATTTATTTTTATTAAATATTTCTATTGTTTCACGCCAATGGTCTTTCCCATTTAAAACTTTATTTATATAATCGTTTGTAATTCCTGCGTGAGTGCACACATATTCAGTTTCACCACATTGTACAATTGTGTAAAAGTCAAACAAATCTATATTATCTTTTAGTTTTAACTCCACAACATCATCAAGTTCAAATTGGTGTCCACTACATTTATATCCAACATAACTGTTTTCGTGGTTTCCCCAAAGCAATATGTACTTTTCAGGATTAGTATTTTTAAGATTTATAACTTTTTCCAAGGTTTCTAATGATTGATGATTAGTTGTATTCCAATCATCTACATAATCTCCGAAAAATATAACTCTATCAAAATTATATTTATTATCTAATCTTTCTATATCATCAAACATATAACTATGGTTATGCACATCACCTACAAATAAATATTTCATATTTTATACTCCTTTAATATTAATATGCTAATTGGTCCAAAAATATGGTTGATATAAAGTTTCTCCATACGTTATTATTCATTGTAATCTCCTTATTTATTTACATTAAGTATATCATATCAATAAAAATATGTAAATATCACCTTTCAAAATCATCTGTATTTTTTGTTTTCACTAAACCTCTTTTAACTGCCTCAGTAAATGGCATTGCTGTAAATTCATAGAAATTTCCCTCTACATCCCACATATTATACTTATGTGTACTTGGATTATATATAATATGATTTATTTGTGGATTTTCTGCAATAGATGTAACTTTACGCAAATCATCCCCACCTATATACCAATTTCTTTTTCTTAAATACTCTTCTAATTCATATGGATACATCTAAATACCACTCCTTATAAAAAATTAGAGAGGTACAGTTGTGTACCTCTCGTTTTATAACAAAAGAAATTATAGCCTTTATTAAACTGTAATTCTTCCTCTGATGTAAAGTTGTGGGTTAACCATTTTCTTACCATAGATAGATACCCAACCAGATTGTGTAGTGAAATCTGCAAGAGTTACAGGTTGTGTAAATGTAATTGGCATATAATCACCAACAACATATCCTGCTTGCCAGAAGTCATTACCAATTCCTCCTAGGAAGAAATCATTTGTTCCGATTGCTGGTGTTTGGTAAACTGTTAAGTTTCCTAATTTTCCAGCTAAGAAAGAACCACCATTCTTTGGAGCTTCATTTGCTTCAAATACTTTTGATTTAGCTAGGTAAGCGATTACGTTTGCACCAGCTACCATAAAGTTAGGTGTTAAGTTTCCACCTGTTCTGTTGTAGATTTCAGCACTTGCTAAGTTAATAGCAATTGGTAAACTTTCTACGTGTTCAGCATCTGATACTCCGTGGTCTTGGTGTACTTGACCAAACTACTGCGTTTCCACCAGCGGCTTGAGCAAAGATGTCGTTCATTACAATTCTTTCTCTCTCTTTGTTCATTTCATTAGCAACTTGTTGTTCAAATACTAATGGCATATTTACACCATATTCTTTATTGATTTTGTAAGCTGCTGTTAAAGCATATACTGCTCTTAATTTATGTTCTTCAGCTTCAATTAGAACTGGGTTAATACCAATTGTAACATCTCCAACTTGTTGTTTATTATGTCCATCTAATTCTGGATATAAATAGTTAGGAACGATTGAATTATCGTATGTATAAGAGATTTTGTCTCCTGCTACTGCTGCGGCATTTAATGTAATAGTACCATCAGCATATACTACTGTACCACCATCTGATAAAGCTCCTGCTCCATCATCTGTGATAACTGTTCCATCAGCTTTAACAATTTTAACTGTTCCAGCATCGATTGGTGTAAATGGTGCTAAGTATGTTGTAATACCAGCTCCAATTTCTTGATTTGATACTACTTTGCTATCATATTCTGGATTTGTTCTTCCAGCACCTGTTCCATCAAGGATTAGGTCTCCAGCATTTGTAGCTCCTTTTGTTGTTCCATATTTAAATTCTAATATTGGAAGTAATTGAGCTGCTGTACTCATTGGTTGTACAGAAACGATTTCTGGTAATATTGTGTTTTGGATTGCTAAAGATACAATATTGAAAGCATCTCTTCTGAAGTTAGCTCCAACAAAGTTTCCTTGTGTATATCCTTCATATAAATTACCTTTACTTAAATTTTCAAATAATTGTCCTGCATAATATTTTTCAAATGTGCTCATTGGTTTTGCACCAACAGCTTTTCTAGCACTTTCTAAAAGACCAATTCTTTTAGCATATTTTTGTGCTACTGGGTTGCTAGCTACATCTCTAGCTAAACTTTCTCTAGTCATTATTTTTGCCATTTTAAATTCACTCCTTATAAAAATTATATATTTTAGGTTTTTATTTTCTACCTACTTAAATTATTGTGTGTTTATACAGCACTCCTGTCGTTTTAAATATTTTTTAAAAACAATTTATATAATATAATTTATGTTGTTTCATTAAATATCTTTTAAATGGCTCCATAAATTTATTTACTAATAATATTTTACGTAACAACTTTTCAAAAATTAGATTTTTATTATTACATTAATATTTTACGTAAGTTATTTTCAATTTATTAAAATGATATATGTTTATCTAATAGATATTTTGATAATAGTCTCTCCATAGGTTGTAATATATCTAATACCTCTGTATCATCAGTATTAGTAATTAAATCAGATAATTTGTGTTCTAAATCTACTAAGTTTTTTGTATTTGGTAATTTATTACTTTCTGTTTTCTTTTTAGATTGACTTCTTTTATATTTTCTATAATCTCTATTAAGTTCATCCATATGGTCATTTATTACATCTAAAAATGGTCTATCTAATTCTTGTTTATCCTTGAACCATTCAGGGTATTCTTTCTTTATATCTATATAATCGACCCAATCTTCAAATGACATTATATCATTTTTAGTCTCTGTCTTATTTTCTTTATCTTCTTTATGACTTCTAGCCTCTGATTTTCTATTAGCTTTACTTTTTGCTATTCTATTTCTAATATCTTGTACTTGATTATTTACTTTATCATAATCTGCTTTTGCTTGGTCATATTCAGCTTTTGCTTTATTTAACCCTTGTTTTAACCAACCATCATCACTCACTTGTGATTTATTATATTTAAAGTCTTTTAATTCTTTATTATCAAGTGGTTCATATGATGCAACACCTTGATAGCTTTTTTCAGGAAATGTGTCTAGGTTATAATTATAATTCTTATTTCCTGTTTTATATCTTTTTGGTATTGCTTTTGAAACACCATTTCTATCTTCTTGTCTATATGTGGTATCAGCCCCACTAATAGTTTTTTCAAAATTATTACTATTTCTAAATATATTTGTAGGTGCAAATGCCCCTGTATCTGTTACTTCTGGTCTTACTTTTTGTTTGGTCATATAATTATAGTAATCAGTATCTGGGTGTGAATTTTTTAAATCTTGCTTATTCATTGTTCTTACACTTACATATTCATTTGGTTGTTTTGCTTTTTTATTATTTTCATCGTCTGCTTTATTGTAAATACTATCTGCCTTACCCTTATCATTTACTTTTACACCTAGACCTGCATCATCTAAATCGTCCATATATTTAGTTGAGCCATTTAAAGTTTTTCTTATTTTAGTATTTATTTCATCATTTTCTGGGTTTCTGGCTTCTAATTTACCTTGTAATGCTAACATTGTAGCTTCTGTTAATTTATCTAATTTCATTATATACCTCCTAAATTATTATTTATTACCTGTTAACATATTAAATAAATCTATATCATCTTGGTCATAATCACCTGTATTAAAGTTTTCTGCTACTGCTTTTACTGTTCCTAATGGGTCAAATGACATTTTAGCAAATCTGTCTTGTGTTTCTTCCATTTTTCTATTAGCCTCTGTTAAAGCATTTACTTTAGCTTCTAATTCTCTTATTTTTTTAGTTTCTTGTAATTTACTTTCAGTTAATTTTGTTTGTGATGTTTTATTAGCTTCAGCTAATTTAAAATTTTCAGCTTTAAGTTTTTTATTTTCAAATATAACTTTGGCACATTTATTTAATTTTTCCTGTTTAGATTTATTACTTTCAACTAGATTATTTATCTTTGTATCTTTTTCAGCTAATTGTTTATCTCTTTCAGCTAAAGCTTCTTTTAAAGCTTCTATTTCTTTATTATATGTGATTTGAGCATTCTCTACTTTTCTATTAGCTATTTGTTTAGCTCTTAATAACATCTCTTTATGATTATTTGTTTCTGTTAACTGTTGTTTATTTAGTTTATTTATTTGTTTAAAATTTTCAGCCTTTACATCATTTAATTCTTTTTGTAATCTAGTATTCTCTTCAGATAACTTATTAACATTCTCTGTAAGACTATTTAATTCAGTCATATTACTATTATTTGAGTTTTTACTTTTTCTTAATTTGGATTTTAAAGCTGTTCTACTATCCTCTAAAAACTCATTTCTTTCTACTAGTCTAGCATTTTCTTCAGCTAATTCTGCACTTGTTTTTAAAGCCTCTTCTAATTGGGCTTTACTTTCATCAAACTTTTGTTTTAGTAGTTTTATTGCTATTGATTTATTTGCTTCTGTTAATTTAGCTGGGATTTCAGCAATATCAAATGATTTCAATTTATTTTCAATTAATGTATTAATTTCATCTTTATTTGCAATATTAACACTTTCTACTACTGTCTTTATTTGATTTACTTGATTTTCTGTTTCACAATCATTTATTTCCTTTTTAAGACTTTCTGTAAGTTTACTAATATGTTTACTTTCAGTTAATTCTACTCTTGCTTTAGTGTTTGCAGGTGTTACTACAACGTCGAATGTAATAAAATCATATGTTTCAGGGTCAATTATATTCTGACCATCAACAAATATTTCTTCTCCCATACCTCTTGATGATACACCAAGTTTAGCACCACTATCAGCTAAAGCTTTAACAATTCTTCCTGTTGGAGTATCTAATATTTCAGCTTCACCATAAATAACACCTTCTTCAGGTCTTTTTTCTAGTTTAGTAATAGATATAGCAGCATTTTTAGCAAGTGTTTCACATCTATCTCCCTCTGGGTGGTCTAATTCACCAAATAATGTTTTTGTTTCTAATGCTTCCATAACATCTTCTGAACCAAATACTCTATTATCCCATAGTTCTTCAGAATATAATCTATCAGCATTCCTTGTACCGTGTTTATAATCAGCAAACACGCCTTTTAATTTTCCTAGTATACCTTTGTTACTACCATTTTCAAATACTGTATTTGAATTTTGTGCTTCTATAATTGTAGCTTTTCCCATAATCTTATACTCCCTCTTTCTATCATAAATAGAGATATACCATATACCTCAATAATATTTTACATAAACCTATTTTAAAAATACTGTATTTCTATAATATTTTACACAAAAATAAAAAGACTATCTAAATTTGATAGTCTTTAAATATTAATAATCCATATGTAAGTACTTATGCCTTTTGTTTTGTTAATAAAGCTTTTTTATCTTTTTCCATTTGGTTTATTTCATCTTGTGTACTATTTATATCGTTTTGTTTTTTAGTTATATTATTTTGCATAGAAGTAACATCATTTTGTAAATCAGCAATATCATCTTTTTTATATGCTATATTTTTATTTAATTCCTTATATTGTTTAACTTTTTTAGACCCATATGGCTCAGTTACAACTATAGATGATTTATTAGTTTTAAATCTCTTTGGTATAGATTTACCAACAGTTGATGTAAAACCATTTGATGAATAACCTCCATCAGCTAAATCTTTTTCTGATGACATATTTTTTTGTACTTCAAAACCACTATTTGTTCTGTCATCCCAATCAGTAGGTCTCTTCTTTGTTAAATAATTATATAAGTCAGCATTTTTATCCAAGCCCATCATTTTGCCCCTATATAAATACTCATCATTATCTTTATGGTGTATAGTACTAACTTTACCATTAGGACCATATTTATCTAAAACAAACCCTAAATCTTCTAAATCTTTAACATATTTAGTAGAACCATTTAATGTTGTACGTATCATAGCATTTACTTTATCATTTTCTGGATTTCTTGCTTCTTTTTTTATATGTTTAGCTCTTATTTTATCAGCCACATTATTAGCTTGAATATCCCACATAGTTGCTACCATATCATTATGCTCACTTGGTTCTAATTTAGATTTACCATCTACTGTTAAATCTTTATTATACTTAGGACCCTCTCCACTATGTATTGAAGCCATATCTTTTCTAAATTTATATGTTTGTAAATCTGCATCAGGTAAATTATCATATGATACTTGGTCATATACTTGTTTTGCTTGTACCCTTTCATCACCATTATTTGCTCTATCTAAATTTCTTTTAGCTTGGTCTAATGAACGTATTTTATTTCGCTTTGTTAAATTTTTACCATAATAAGCTCTTTCCTCATCTGTATCACCTGCTGTTGTGTGAGCCTGAATATCTTGTGTTTCGATTGCTTCTGATTTTAGTGATTTAAGTTGAGCCTCTAAATCCTCAATTTCATCTTCTAAATCTTTAGATTTATTTGTATCACCTTTATTTATTTTTTTAAGTTGCTTATATGATTTTAGTTTTGATTTTATTTGATTTTTAATTTCAGATATTTTAGTATCGTTTTTTGCTTCTTCAACTTTATTTTCCTCAGCATCATATCTGCTTTCATACCAACTATCACCCATATTCCAAGCTGGTGCATATCTTCCAACAGTATATGCTACACTTGCATTTCTTGGTAATTGTATTCCTATACTAGTTCTTACATTAGCTAGTTGTTCTTGTTTAGCTTTGGCTCTCATATTATATTCTATATTACGTGCTTCTACTGTATCTGCACATAATACTACTTGATAATGGTTTTTACCTTCTGCTCCTCCCCAACCAGATAACATTACATCTCTAGCTATAACACAAGGTACTCTTTTTGTATCTAAATCTTTATTATATGCTTTTTTGTATTCATCATACATATCATCTAAATCTAGTGTTGCTTCTGTTATTTTTTTATTTTCTGTACTCCTATTAGCTATTCTTTCTCTCTCTTTGTTTACTACATCTTGTGCTGATTTTTTATATGATTGTGCTATTGGTGTATCTTCGTCACCTGTCTCCTTATAACTTTTATATCTATTCATAGCTGACTGATAATTTGTTACTGGTGTTTCAAATGTATCTGCCTTATATACATCATATTTTTTTGACATATCAATAGTACTTGTTCTTTTTTGTCCTGTTTTGTTTCTTTTACTTCTGTATTCAGCATCTGTTGTACCATAATACTGACCACCATAATATGGATTATTAGCAACTGCTCCTTTTGCATATCTTTTTCCTACAAATGTATTATCTAAATCTTTCTGTATATCTGTTATTTTTACTTCTTTACCATTTCTTGTAGTTGTTCTAGGTGCTACTTTTTCATTATCTTCTTTATGACTTCTTGCTTCTTCTTTTTTCTCGGCTGGTCGGTCATATCTTTTATACCAGCTATCACTCATATTCCAAGCACGTGCATTTCTTCCTACACTGTAAGAAACACTGCCATTTCTAGGTATTTTAATTCCAAAGTCAACTCTTATATTTGCTAATCCATCACTTTTTGCTTTAATTTCCATATTAGAAGCAATATTATTAGCTTCTATGTCATCAGCACATAAAACCATTTGATAATGTGTTGTATTTTTTGCTCTACCCCAACCTGATAACATTTTATCTCTTGCTATTACACAAGGTACGGTTTTAATATCTAAATCTTTATGATATGCTTCTTTATATTCGTCATACATATCATCTAAATCTACTGTTGCTTCTGTCTTTAATTGTTTACTTTCTATATTTTTATTCATTGCTTTATTATATATTCTTGTAGCTCGTCTTTTATCATTTGTAATATCCTTTTTTATTCCATCAACATTTAAATTTGGATTTTTTTCTGGATTTTTATAATGATTATCTAAAACTTGTTGATTTGCTTTAATATGTTTTTTCAAGTCCCTATATTCCCTACTTGTTTTATTCATATCATATTCATCAGCAAAACCTGTTTTTTCAAAATTCATCATATCATCTGTACCTGCAAAATCTAACTCACCTACATTTTCTCTATTCTGTGCTTGCTGTCTACTTCTTACTCTATATCTTTTAGGTTCAGCATTATGTGCATATTCAAGATTGTATTTATATGTTATTTCATCGGGACTAGTATAATTCGGACTACCCCTTTCAAATGATGGTCGTCTATCCCTAGGTGCCACTTTATTATTTATTTCCGGCTCTCTTCTTGCTTCTTCTTTTACTTCACTATTTTCATAATTTTCTAATACAATATTACCTTCATCAAGTGCTTCTTTTATTTCCTTATATTGATTTATTAACCATTGAATATCATCATCAGATACACCTTCTGGTGATACTGTTATATCTGTATCCCAAACATCTCCTGTTTTATCATCATAAGGAGCTACTAACCAATCATAATCTGTTTTCATATATTCGTGATTTCCTTTAATTCCTATGTTTATACGAAATGTTAAATCTTCTTTTGGTTTTATTCCATCATCGGCTGGGTCATATCCATCAGACCAACCACAAAATATAGACAAATCATTATCTAATTTATATTCACAACACCCTTCATCTTGTTCTACTAACCACTTAACAGATTTTTCTGCCCAATTTTTAATCCTATTAACATCCAAAACTTTATCATTAACTTCTTCATTTTTTAAGTTTTTGTTTTCTTGCATTCCATTTAATATGGCTTTTTTTGTAGCTTCAATTAAATTCATCTCTATCCCTCCATATTAATATATTCTTCAATCATATCCTTTGTCTCTTGACTTACATCTATATTATTAAGCTCTGACCAGTTATCTATTATATGTTCAACAATATCATCAACATAACCCTCTAATTCATCTTGTATATAATTAGTGGTTTCCAAGTTTCCATATGCATTAATTTTAACATATTCATCTGTATAATTGTATTCCCCATAACATACAGCTCTTACTGCATCCATTATAGCAGTGCCAAAAAATGTTTCAAAAAATTCTTCGTCATTATCCCACCATTGCATATCATCAAAATAGCCATCATATGAATTAATGTCCATAACAATACTTCTTAAATCTTCATTTTCAATAAATGCTTGTTTAATATTGTCTAATAATTCTTCTTTATTCATAATAAACCTCCCAATTAAAAAATATCTCTGATAATATTTTACTATCAGAGATATATTATTTTATTCATCTATATTTGCTACTTCTATATTCCATATACCCTGAGCTGTATATAATAATTTACCTATATATCCACCTGCATTATCCTCATCAAAATTATATACTTTAAATATCTTATGAGGAATTACTGTTTGTACTTCTAAATTATTTTGTTTTGTGTATTGCATAAACTTTTCATTATCTTCATTTAGGTCAGCACCTTTTAACTTATTGTTTGTTAAAAATCTTTGTAATTCTCTCATACATTTTTCAGCAAACTGGTTCAAATCCACATCTTCCTCCAGACATTCAGATTTTGGTACATCTATCACGCATATAGGATATTCAACTATATTTGATTTACCTTGTTTACTAAAATTTATTCCTGTATCTGTTGTTTCTATCAACTTACACTCAAATGCAAATGCTAATCTATTACTTCCATTTTTAAATCTAGAGCCAAACATATCTGTTATTTTCTCATCAAAAGTCATATTCTTTTCTTGATTTTTAAACTGACTATCTTCAGTACCATCAGCTTTAATAAATCCGAAATAGTTACTATCTTTCCATATAATACTTTCTTGATTTAATTTATTTGCTATGTATAAAGCCCTATCTTTTGGTATATTGTATATTATATAACTATTTTCAATCCCCTGCTCACCATTTTCATATGTGTATGTTCCTTCCAATTTATTATATCCAACATTGCTATATTGTCTTTGAGCTTTACCTATTTCAGATTTTAGCTCATCACTTCTATCTTGTTTAGTATCTTGGTCTTGACTTCCTATAATTGCAAAAGTATCTTTATTTTTTGTATGTTGATATAACCTTGATAAGTTTTGAGTTTCTTCTATTTTACTTTCCTGAATTTTTTCATCTTTTTTATCATTACTAATTTTTACTTTATATGTATTATTAACTGGGTCGTATTTTATATCGTCAATTTCAGGTCTATTTAATAACATAGTTTTAAATTCAGCTGTAGCTTCTTTAGTTATACCTAGTTCATCAAGTTTAAATTCATAATAACCATCTTCAGTTTTTTCTTTTGCTGTTTTTAAAAAATCTTCAAATGCATTCTCTACTGTATAAAATTTAGATACTGCTTCTGTTTTTAAATCAAAACCTAACATATCTGACAACTCTTGTGACCACTCTGATATACCACCATCATATTCTAATATTTCTTTCACATAGTCATTTACACTAATTAATGGAGCTACTCCATCACCAACCTCATCATATAGTAACTGCATTGCTTGTACAAACTCATCTATCGTACCTATATATGCATTTATATATGCTTTTTGTTCGGCTGTTAAATATTCATTAAATGTTTCTACATTTAAATCATCATATATTACAGGCTCTTCTGTAAATTCATTTGATGGAAATTCAGGATAATTATCTGATTTACTTTCACCTAATAAATTATCTAATTTATCATTTAATTCATCTTGCTTTGCTTGTATCTCATCAACAGCATCTATGCTATTTTGTATATCTTGTTTAACTTTATTTGGATTATCTAATACATCCTTTTTTAATTCAGCGTTATCATTCATATCTTCTGTCAATATTGTAGGTATATAATTATCTTGTATTAAACTTTTACATTCTCTAGTTAATGTTAATTTTGCAAATGGAAATGAATTTGTTAAATTATCATTGTGATAATGTTCTACTACACCATCATCTGTCATTTTAAATAAATGTTTATCAGTATCCTTATTAAAATATAATTTACCCTCATTTACTAAAACTTTATCATAATCAATTATATTTTTGTTTTCTGTTATAATATCCACATTAATATCCCCCTTATTTATATTGAGACTGTCTGTAGCGACATTTTTATTTAAAGCTAATATAAATTCATTAACATCTTTAATTAAAGCTTTAGATGTTATTTTTGCATCACTATCTACCAATGATATACCAAATTTAAAATATAATGTATTATCTAATTTCAAAATAACTTTTCCATATACTCTACCTAGAGCTACCTCTTTAAAATATATTTTTAAAAAATCTTCATTCTTTAGAAGATTTACGATTTCTGAAATTACTGTTTCGTGGATAGCTTTTACAGGTATTGTGGCTTCTAATATATAATCATATTCAACATTTTTATTTTTGTACATATCATATGGTTGTTCCATTATATTACCCCCATTATTCTTCTTCAATAATAATCATATCTCCAGAATAAACTATCTCATCTTTTAATACTGATATTAAAGCTTCATTTTCATTATCAGCTTCAATTACTTGATTATACAATTCAGCTCCAACTTCATTATTTATAATTATTCTAAATAATCGCATATTTTACCCTCCTTTAAATACTTTCTAAAGCATTTTGTAATTGATATGTCACTTCTTCATAAGCTATCCATACAATCCAGTTTTTAGCTGTATCACAATTTAATATTATTTCTGTAGTATTAACGTGTGCTTTTAAACTATCTAAAAAGAAATCTGGGTCATAACTATCTATTAAATCGTAAATATCATCTGCATACTCATTAAATGCTGCTACAGTATCACTATAATATACTAAACTACCAACTGTTCCTGAAACACATCCGTGTTCTAATATTTCATTACATCTTGCCAATATTTTATCTTTTTCAGTCTCCCCATCATAGCTATCGCTATCCTTTATAATATCATCTATAACAAATTCATAAAACTTACTAACAGATTTTAATTCTTCAAGTTTTTCTTGAAATTCATCAGTATCTTCATCTTGCATTTCATCAAAATCATCTTCAGCTTCCTTAATTATAGCTTCTTCTAATTCTTCATAATTATCATTCATAATAATTACCTCCATCTAAAATTATACCACTATTTTTAAAACTTGTAAATATATTATAAACTTAAATCTGCACTTTTTAGTTCATAGTATCTGTCTTTTAAGTCACCTAATATATTCATATTTCTTAATTCTTTAAAAACTAAGTTTCCAACAGATGCTTCACCATCTTCTGCTAAACCTAACTTACGCATCATATAAATCTCATTTATAAAATCTAGTATACCTTGTTCGTCAGTTCCAGCTATTAAATTAGAAGCATTTTCCAACCAAGTATTTAATGTGTCAGTAATGTCTGGAATTTCATATGTAATAGGTTTTGGAAACATTACCCATTCATTTTTTAATATTGAAAATCTACCATTAGTTGCATTACCATCTTTAACATCTTCTATATATAATTCTACTGGAATACCATCTATTGATAAATCATAATTATCATTAAATGAACCCTTTTTAGAGTTATAAAATAATCTTAATATCTCCTTATCCACATAGTTAACTTCACTGTTAACTATAACGTGTAAGTCTATATCACTATTTTCATTATAGTTATAGCTAGCATTTGAACCAACTATTTCTACATCAACTATGTTAAGTGGTATATCTATAAATCTAATAAATTCTTCATATATATCTACCATTTTATCATATACTTCAGGTCTTAGATTATTATTTTCATCCCATAGTTTTGGATTTAATATATCGTGAACTTCAATAGCTTCTTGCAATTTAGTCATTTAACTTACCTCCGGTTTATTATTTTATTTTCTTTTATTTCTTTTTACTGTAACAGGTGTTTCTTCTTCGGTTACAGTATTTATTGGTTCTTGAACAGGTACAAATTTATCATATATAAATGACTTTGCTACACCTGATGATACATATGCAGCAATCGTATTAAGTGCCCCCTTTGATAAATTGTCCATAGGAAAATCCTTTATTAGTTTTGCTTTAATAACCACATCCTCAACTGTTATATTATTATTTGATAAATTAATAACTCTAAGTATTTTCATTCTTTTTACCTCCTAAATCTACTCTTTTAATTAGTAACTCATTATTACTTATAAGTTCTAAATCATTTTTATTTAAATTATCAAGTCCATAGCTAAATGTTAAATTAGGTTTTATTGCAACCTTATTTTGCCAATTAGCTCTCCATAAATAAGCATCATCGGTATAAAATGTTAAATCTTGTCTAAAATATGTTCCTCTATTTTGTTGATTTGCTATATCACTATTATCTTCTATTCCACTATTAAAATAAATATTGAACTTATGTGCTATGTTTAAACCGTGTCCAACATATACCATTAATGATGGTCTTAAATGATAATAGAATAACAACTCTCTTATAATAGCATCATTTGTAACTCTATCCTCTGTCCAAACACTTAAACGATAATTAATTGTTATTGGTATTACTTGTGCTCTTATTTCAACAGGTAAATTATCAGGTCCTCGTCTTACATAAACTTCTTCACCTATAAATGTTTGAAATCCTTGTCTGTCAAGATTTAATTGCCAATCCAATCTTTCTAAACTGATAAAAGGCATTATAATTTGGTCATCATTCATTTGACCAAGTATACTAAACATTTGGTCAGCGGGTCCTATCTGAACTGTATCATTGACTTTACTATCCTTGATTTCAGGATTACTAAAACGAGCTTTAAAATCTTCTACTATTGCTCTATCATAAGCATATACTGAAACATCTTGCTCGTGTATTGGTTGTTCTACTTGATTTCTATTGATATTTTCTTTAGACATCATCTACCTCCATCCTAGTTTATTTTGCTATAATTTTAGCACTTGACATACCTCCAAAATAACTAAAATTATAAAACTGCCATAATGTCATTAATTTATTATGATTAAAGTTATTCTCTATTTTTGTAAAAATACCTGTAGCTCTATTATTTATATCCCCATAATTAAGAAATCTTATAAATCTATCTATAGTGGTGGATGAATTAGGTATTAATACTGTTTGGTCTATTTCAATCTTCCATAAATTATCTTTATAAGGTACAGCTCTAAAACTGTCTGCTATAGCTTGCATTAAATCTTGTACCGAAGTATCATATTTTTTAGAACCATACCAATTTATCCACTGTGCTTCTTCAATCATATATTTTAATCTTAAACCAATTTTCTTTCGATTTATTTTTGTATTTATAGTTTCTAATATTCTTTGTATAATAAACTTACCAAAATCTGCCATAATATCTTTATCTTCTTCATCAATATTAGTAAACTGATATTGTAATATCATCATAGGCTATCAACCACTATATGGACTTTGTTTATCATTTATTATAGAATATTTATTTTCCCACTCTTTATGTTGTTTTGGTGTATTATCTATATCGTGTTCGCCTGTTATATACACATAAGGTTGGTCTTTTGAAGTACGTTTACTTTCTTTTTGATTTAGTTTCTCAGTATTAACTAAAGTATATTGATTTTTCTGTTTATATTGGTCAAATACAGGTACTATTGCACAAGTATATGCATCAGGAAACTCTAAATCACTTACTATTTTTGTTACTTTAAATACTCTTGGTCTTGGTGTACCGTCTACACTTTCTATTGTCATTCTAGCCCCTACAGTTAATTTAGGTGTATTATATGGTACATTTACTACTATTGGTTGTTGTGTATTTAACTCAGATGTCCAGCCTAATGTATTCAAAGTATCTACAGATGGATTTTCATCAAATAATACATCAAGTCTTATTGGCATTGATAATTTACTATTATCTTCACTGTGTATTGTCATTATTTTTTCAACTACATACTGATAACCAACAGATTGACCTATAAGTTTTACCATTTCACTAAAATATTGTCTAAATATTTTAGTATCTTGGCGTGTTAAAAGTCCCATATAGTTTACTCCTTCCTTTCTATTCTATGTCAAGTAAGACTTTTGCTATACTATAATCATTATATAATCCTACAACTTTTCCTATACTTCTAACATCAAAAATTCTTGTATCATCATTAGCATATCTTATAGCTTTTGCCTTACCTGCCACGTCACTTGTAGTTAATTTATCACCAACACAAATAAGTCCTGTGACATTAACATCTACCATACCACCATTTATTACTTCTATTGTTTTATCAGATATTGACTTACATATACCTAATACTAATTTATCTTGCTTTTTATAATGTTTTGTACAACTTCTAGTTACTAGAGATGTTTCTGGGATTATTGAAACTAAGTCACCCACACTAAATGGCTCATTTTCATTATATTTATTATAAGTTTTAGTCATTGATAAATCACCTCTACTTTATATACAGCTATTAAGGTCATAAATATGTAATATAGTTTCATTAAATATTGCTTCTATATTTTTTCCATATCGATATATAGGACACTTTATATTACTTGAATATCCCATAAATTCAAATCCTAAATCTGTTAAGTCTGCTTCTGTTAATTGTCCTAATGATGTATATTCTAGGTCTTGAGTATTTACAAGTTTAAATTTTATATTAGTTGCATCCTCTAATTGTTTAACAACAACAGCAATATCAAATACAACATCTGCATTTTTTCTTTCTTCAGCCATTAATGCTACCCCCTCTATTATTATTTTACTCATAAATTTTAATATGATTAATCTAAAATATTATCTATCAAAGTCCTAATCGCATCATATTCTTCATCAGTAATTGTTTTAGCAGTTCCATCTATACCTAAAATAGTTTCTCCCTCAACAATCTTATCTGGTGTTAAACCAATACAAGCAGCTAAATCACTATATGACATTTTGAAATTTATATTACTATTATTGTTAAGTACTATTTTAAAATCTAATGTATAACTACCAGTAGCTTGTTTATTAGTATCATTTAAAGTGAGTGAATTTAATTCAGCTTGTATAGAATTATATTGAGGTAGCGTACCAATTATTCTATTATTATCATTATACGCTACTTTACCTTGTAATATATCCGATGCCGTAGCTGTGGCATCAGATTGGTCAGATGCTATTTCCAAATTATTTATCATATTAGCATACTCACGAAATGAACTATCTTCAGTCACACTAACACCTTTATTTATTATTGCTTGTTTAATTAATGATTTTGTTGTAGTTAGATAATCTAACTTTGTATCCATTTTTGATGCCATTATATATTACTCCTTTTACATTATTTTACCTATTAATATTTTACAAAAATAAAAAAGAGGCTTATATGCCTCTTTGAATGTTTATTCTCCAACATTATCTCCTATAATCTCACTTGCTATTTCTTGAGCTTCTGTAATAGTTCCACCAACTTCAGGTATTTCACTTTCTGTCACACTAAATGTACCTGTTACTTTAACACCATTAATGTAAGCTGTCTTTCCTTCCATTATATCATTTGCAGTTGCTGTTGCATCTGAGGTATTTGTCAGTGTACCAATAAGTGTAGCATAATCTCTAAAAGTTGCATTAGCTGGTACTGTTACACCTTTATTTACTAATGCTTGCTTTATTGCATTTTTTGTTGCAATAAGATAATTTAATTTATCTGCTGTTGTATTAGCCATATGCTACACCACCTCTCCATTTATACTATCTAATATTGTATTTATATTTCCAATTTTTGTATCAACATAATCTATTGTCGCTCCAGTTATATTTACCCATACTACTGCATTATTCTCCATTTTAGCTTTAAATAAAGTATCTGTAGATGTTTCATAATATAATTTTGAAATTACAGGTGTAGATATATTAGTTTTATCTGCCACTATTACAATATCAGATACTTTATTTCTATTATTACCAACATCTAAATATACTTCAGCTGTATCTTTTGTATATATTAATTGTCCATCTACTTTTGGTACACTAGCTAAATTGCTTGAATTACATCTACTAAATTTAACTTTCATTTTTATTATTTCTCCTCTCTTCTAATATTTGTTTTGCTTCTATATCCCATATTTCTCTATCTCTAGCAAGACAAGCAGCTAATTTTGTATAATAAGGTTGTCTATAAGCTTGTTCTATAGATTTACATCCTATTTCATCTAAATATCCTTTAAACCACATAGTATTCCTTCTTAAATTAACTCCATTCTGCAATATAGAAACATTATCTTTATGTTGTACTAAAGCCGGTCTATGAACTACGTGATTTATTTTCATATTTTGTAATACCCTATTTGTTAATGATGCCCAAGATTTATGAGCATTAGGATTATATATTTTTGATATTCCATCAGCTAATACTTTAGCAATTCCTTTAGGATAATAAGTACATTGATTATAATCAAATCTATCTGTATAATGTGTTGTAAAGTATAATTCTGGTTTAGTAAAGAAATTTATTATATCATTTGGATATTGTACAATAACTTTTTCTATTTCTTCTTTAAAATTATCACATAATATAAGGTCATCTTCTAGTAATACTGCATTACTAGAAGAAATCTTATATAAAGCTTCAATAAAAGCTTTTACAGGCTTATTTATAGCATCTGTAATTGTTTCATATTCTAAATCATAATTAAATTTTCTTTCTCCAGTTGTTCTAACAAAATATTTTATTTCCATCATCTACCTCCAATATGCTTATTAACAAGCTTTTACTATTCTTATATACGTACTAGGTATATTAAAAGTTAACACTTCACCTATATCACAACCAGTATATGTTAATAATTTAACTGTATTATCATTTATTAAAGGTATTACAGGAGCATTACTTGGATATGTAAATGTTAAATCTGTTGAACTATATCCCCCTAAATATGATAATAAACTTGTAAAACCACTAATATCAAAATTTATTTGTTTTGGATAACTACCTGATACTAATTCTATAAAATCACTTGATTGTAGTGTATTAGTATCTGTTGCAGGGTCCCAACTATATATTTTTAAATATGTTGTAGTACCATTCATTACCAAACCTATACCACTATTGTTATATGGTTGACCTAAATTTACACAATCCATTAATTTTACTGTAAACAAATCTTCCCCCTCACTATCATAAGCTAATTCTTGAGCTCGGGTTTCATAATCTGTAGCGTTAAGTAAAGCCTCTTGTAATGCTATCAGATTTATATGAATTTCATCTCCGGGTTCCAAATATACTATACTAGAACTTGAATAAGTACCAGTAACTCCTAATATTTCTTTTCCCTCTCTTATCATATCTGAAGTTATATTTAATTCATTTACAATATCCGAATATTGAACAACTGCTTGTAAAGGAGTTTTATCATTTACTACTACATTTGGTTTAAGAGAATTAAAAGGTACGTATTCCATATCAACTATTAATTCAGTACCACTATTATCACTCATAGATTTTGTCTCTAAAGTTACAGATTGAGAATGACCTCTTTTATCTATTATATTACCATTTAACTTTACACCATCTACATAAGCTGTAGTATTTTCAACAATATCATTAGCTGTTGCAGTTGCATCACTTGTGTCAGTTCCAGATGCATCAAGTGTTCCTACTATACCTAATATTGTTTCATCTTTTTTAATTTTATCTGCTGTTAAACCAATATTTTCTGTAAATTGTGCATTATCTAGGTTTCCATATATTCGATTGAAATTTCCAATTACAATATCTGGAGTATCCTCACTTGTTTCATAACAAAGAATTGTTTTATAATCATCGCCAGAAGAATATGATATTTCTCCATCTATATCTGTAACGCTTGATTGTTCTCTTGCATCAATTAAAGTACCCTCTATTTTAACACCATTTACATATGCTGATGTATTTTCTACTAAGTCACCTTCAGTGGCTGTAGCATCGCTTGTATCTACTCCTTCTTCTAAAGTTCCTGTAACATCAAATATTTGAATATCTTTTTTAATGTTTTCGGGTATTATTTTCTCTTCCTTTTCATCTAAAATATCTTGAGCTTTTTGTTTTAAAGTTGACATTTAAAATTCTCCTTTCATTACATTTTATTTTTAGCTAAGGCTCTATATCTCAAGAGCCTTATTTAATTAATTTCCTAGTATGTCATCTAAGATTTCTTCCACTTCAGCCTCTGTACCACCTAAACCATCATATGTATCTGATTGACCATCAACTTGATTTAGTATATTCATTGTATCTTGATATTCTTGTTCAGGTGTTGGAGATGGTGATATACCACCAACCTGTTCTGGTATACCTACAAGTTGTAAGTTACCTGCATTAACATCGGATTTAAAGCTTTCATATGTATCTGTTTCTGTATCATCAGCTGTAAACGCAACCAATACCTTAGCCATTAACATTACTCCATCATTTCTTGTAAATGTTACATAATTTTGATTTGTGTAATGACCATTTACTGTATAACTTCCACCTTGTTCATATGATTGTACTTGAACATTTAAATCATCGATTAAATTATTTATCTGAGTTTGCATACCATCTAATAGTGCTTTTAAATCAGTTTGATTTGCTAAACTACCTTTAATATGACCCCAAGCAGCATCTCCAGACTTATTAAACGAAATCACTTCTGCTGTCTCATTTGTGGTATCAATACTTTGTACTCTACCCCATACTCCGTGTATATCAGTAACAATATCATTTAATTCTAATCCTTGTTTTGTTACTGCTACTATTTTACTAAATGGCACTGTTTGTGTTGTACCAATTATATCACTTAAACCATCTTGTTCATCGTCACCTATATAGATGAAATAATTAACATCAATATCTAAATTTGTTGCCAAATCTATTGTACCATCTTGTTGTCTTGTTGCAATTACGGTATTATCACTTGATATAATTCTGATACTTTCTGTCGTAGATGTTCCATTTACTGGACTTACATATGTCTTAGTTAGTTTAACCAACTCATTATTTGCTATAGTATCGCTCACTAGTTCACCAATTACTTTATTATTAGTTGCTGAAGCAAATGTTTTTTCTGCTTTACTGTTAGCTAATGCTTCTACATTATCTTCTAATGTTTGAGCTAATTGGTCAATACTATCGGCATTATCTCTTATTGCTTGTGTATTATTTGCTATTCTTACAGCATTATCTGCTATTCTTGTAGATAAATTAGTATCTGCCGTTGTTCTATTAGTTATTTCATTATCAAGAGCTGTTTCTAAATCATCAATATCTTGTTCAGCCCCAGCTAATCTTGTTTCGTGATTTGCTATTTGAGATGTGTGTGTTGCTAATGTTCTATCGTGATTTACATCGTGTTCTAGCAATGAAGCTATTGAACCATCGTGAGCATCTAATCTACTCTCAGCATTTGTCAATCTATCATTTTGCTGTGTGTTAATTGTATCAATATCTGTACTGTCTATTATCAAATGGTCTGCATCAGCCATTCTAGTTTTAATTAAACCTGTTGTACCAAAATGTACATAATCATATGTAGTATTTTTACTTCGTGTATTCTTATTTGTTATTCTGATTGTAGGTTGGCTATCGTGTGTTGCAACATCTAATAATGTAACAATACTATCTGCAATATCTTTATCTATTTTTAAATCATCTTGTGCATCAACATATGCAGTTAAATCGGCTACTTCTGTATCTATTCTATCGTTTAGAGTGCTTACCTCTGTTGTTATTCTTGTATCTAAAGTATTTACCTCTGTGTCTATTCTAGTGTTTAATGTTGATACTTCTGTATCTATTCTATCATTAATACTATTTTCTTTAGTCGTTATGGTATTATTTAATGTTAGTACTTCGGCATCTATTCTATTATTTAACGTTGTTTGTGCATTAGTAAGTTTACTCTCAATATCTGTTTTATTATTAGCAACTACTTCTGTTAAATTATCTATCCTACCATCTAATCTATTTACTTGTGCATCTACCTTACTGTCTAAAGTATTTATAGTAGTATTTAATGTCGCTACCTCATTATCAATTCTTGTATTTAATGTACCTACTTCTGTTGTTATTCTTGTGTCTAATGTATCTACCTCATTATCAATTCTGTCATTTAAATCAGAAACCTCTGTATCAATTCTACCGTTTAAAGTATTTACTTCATTAGTTATTCTAGTATTTAATGTTAATACTTCATTAGCTAATTCTTGTTCAGATACAACATCTATTTCTACTTCTTCCTCATCACTTGAACCATCTTCTAAAGATACTTTATCTTCAACTAATGTTATATGACCTGTTTCAGAGTTATAATTAAATTGTATATCCCTTACAATTTTAGCTCCCTCACCTGCTACTAATTTATCAACTTTTTGGTCAAGCTTTTCTTTAATTGTTTCAGTTTTTTGAGCATTATCATCATAATTAATATTACTTGCATCAATTTGTATATTTTTACCTACTTGGTCTGTAGCCGCAATACCATTAACAGTATCAACTGTTCTTAAATCATCTACAGGTATAACTGTTTGAGCTCCTGTATTTGTTGTAGCATATACTACTTTATGTTCTGTAGATTTTGTTAATTTAGTATCATTTCTTCTTTTTAACTCATCTACAGCTCCTTGTACTGTATCAGCATCTAATTCAGATGCTAAATTATTATAGAATATATCTTCAGCGTGTTTAGAAGCTAATATAACCCAATGATTTGCATCAAAGTCTCTTTCTGCTTCAAAATCCTCTACAGCTCTATATAATCTATTTTGGTAAAAACATAAATGGTCTTTATAATATTTTCTACCTGCTTCATAATCTGTTATTGTACAAGCTGCTCTTAAATTTAATAGTCTTACTCCAGTGGTATCTGATGACCAATATCCCTGTACCGAATTGTCCGATGATTTTATCAATACAATATCAGAAGTGTTTCTAGCTGTATCAATATCTTTTGATATTTTTGTTAATTTACCAATTGCACCATCTTCACCTATTATATTTATATCTGATACTATATTATAATCTACATCTTCAAATACTCTAAGTGACATCTTTTTATCTAAAGCTTCTTGTAAAGCTTCATTATCAGAAACTTCTCCACTTAAATTTTCATATGTAATTAAATATACTAGTCCAAACTCTTCATATGGTAAGTCATTCCATTCTGTCTCACCATCACCCCTTTTAACTCTATGTGTATCATCTTCTACTGCATACTCACCTAGAGTTAATATTGGGTTATTCACAGCCCATTGGGTACTAGTATCGTGTCTCATAATAATTGTATAAAATTGTTTATCGTCCACTTTACATTTCCTCCTTCTACTCAATATCTAGTAAGACCTTAGCTTGGTCTTTACTTATAAATTTTATCACTTTACCGATTGAACGGGATTTAAAATAATCGTTATCAATATAATCTATTGCTTTTGCCCTACCAGCGTGTTCACTAATTGTTAATCTATCTCCTAATTGTATAAATCCACATATATTAACTGGAACTTCTCCTCCATATGCTATTTGTACAAGTTCTCTCATATTTTGTTCTGATGTACCACCTTCAATTATTATATATTCTGGTTTATCTTCAGAAGTACCACAATCTATTTCTTCAAATTCACCAGTACTTGCTCTACCACCATCTATTACTATAGGTACTTTTGAATAATTATCTGAAAATGTTACAACTCCTAATATAAGTCTTGCGTTTAGTATAAATTCACCGTGGGTCATTCGCAACAGCTTTTGTTACTGTATTTGTTGCTGGGTCTAACATTACTATATCTCCAACTTCTATAATTTCATCTACGTCCAATTTATGATAAACAGCTAAATTTTTGCATACATCATCTCTAATCATAATTTAGACCTCCTTAATTATATTCGTTCCAAGACATCATATCATCTATATCTTCTTTAGAGTAACTATAATCCTTTTGTATTCCTAACATTTCCCATTTATATTCATTAGTATCTATATCCTTTATGTACATCCATTCTTGATAACCATCATTTGGGTCTCTGCTAACTTTAACTAAATAAGCTCTATCTTTTATTATATTTTCAGTTGGCAATTCATCCACTATAAGTGGTTTAGTGTTTGCACCTGAACCTGAACCAGCATTTCCCATACTTTCGTGAACATCATCAACTCTTTGTTTTGCTTCACTCTCGGTATCATATTCCTCAGTTAGCTTAACACCATTAATCATATAAAAAATGACTATGTTTTTATCGTGTTTGCCTACAAAACAATCTTGTAACCAAAACAAATTCAACATAGCCCCAGATTTTAACTGTATAAACATACTTGTATCTCACCTCCATCTAACATCTCTGTAACCCAGAGCCCTTGAATTAGATTTTGTTTCCGCTTCTACTAACTCTATTAAATTTTAATTACCTCTACAGCTATAAGAAAATCTATAATATTTATAAGCTGTACGAGCATCTAATTTTCTAATGGATACACTGTCACTTACAAGAAACCTAACAGTATACTCATCTATCACACTACCTGAATATAAACACCAATGATGACGGCTGATTAAATATAAAGGAAATCCTAATCCAAATTTATCCCAATAATAACCTTCAACTAAATCTAATAATTCTTGAGCTGTCTTAACATTTTTTAATTCAGTATTTGCCTTATCAATAGCTATTTTAATATTATCTTCACTTAGTCCCTCTGTATATAGAAGATTAATTGTAGCTTCTTGTAAATTCATAACATTTTACCCCCTAAGTAAATCTTCTTCCGCCTTTTTAAGCAACTTTTCAACTCTGTCATACTCATTCATAAGTTTATCCATAAAATCTTCCTCAGCATCGAAATAAATATCACTAAATGAATAACCACCTGCATCTGCTTCTCCATTTATTACATTTGCTAAATTATCTAAATATCTTAAAGTATTTCTATATGCTACTATATATTGGTGTAATTCATTTGCAATAGCTTTATCTTCTTGTAATGCTTTAACAGTAGCTTCTTGTAAATTCATCATATCATTATCTCCTCATTTTCTTAAAATAAATCATTACTAGTTCCGAGGTATAACTGACCTATAATAATCTGCTTCTCCATTATTTGGTAATAAACTCTTCTCAATTTCCCTTATTGCTTTTTCAACCCTTACTTGCTCTGTTGAAAGAGCATCCAAGAATTCATCAAAAGCAGTATAGAAGTCATCACTCTGTAGTTCACGTATTGCAACTTCATTTTTTGATGTTGAAAAATTAATTAAATTTTCCAAGTAATCATCATATTTTCTTAACGCCGATAAATCAGCTGGTCTAGGTACATCTTTTTTACCCTTTTTATCTGTAAAAGTATTATAATTTATTGTATCTGAATTATAACCCTTTTCTTGTAATGCCTTTATTGTAGCTTCTTGTAAATTCATAATCTCATCTCCAATTTATATATAGTTATTTTGTATATCTTTTACTTTTTAATTAAGATTTACTTATATTTTATTTGTTTGCATTAATAGCATTAACAAGCTGTAATACATCATCTTTAGATAGCCCACTAGCATTAATAAGTTTATTCAAAGCATCATCATAAGCTTTTTGTTTTTCTTTCATTTCTGCATCTCTAGTTTTCATATGTTCAACACTATCCTCAATACATTTTTTAACAAAACTCCAGTATTTTGCTGGATTTAATGTATCTGCATAATCATTACATATATTCAAATCATAATCAGTACCCATATCATCTTCATTTTCAAATACTGCAAAATCCATCTCTAGTGTACCCTCATTATCATCAACTGTTGTTTCTGGTCTTAACTCTATAAAATAATCTTTATACTTAAATATATCACTGTCATCACCACCTAATTGTATAATATCTGATGGATGGTTTTTTCTTAAATTTTTTAGAGCTTCTTCACTTTCTGGGTCATTTTCTACATATCTACCGTTTCTATAACCCTCATTTTTTAATTTTCCTGTCAATGCTAACACTGTAGCTTCTACTAATTTTTCATTTTTCATTTTTAGTTCCTCCTTAATTTAATAAATCATCTTGTAATTTTTCATATCTATCTTGGGCATCTTGTTCTGTTTCAAAATGTTCTCTAATACCATCAAGACTTCCCTTTGCAGGTTTATATACTACATCAGTACCTTCAACCTCAATTATACCTATATGTGTTAAATTTATAGTTCTTCCATCATTTAGTTCTAAAAACATCATAGTATATTACCTCCTTATAATATCTATTAATATTTTACTACAATACAAAATAAAAAAGAGGTAGCTTTTTATACTACCTCTCTGTTTTACTTTCTTATTTTTTTATGGTCATTGTACATATCTTCTAAATCTGTATGTTCTCCCCAATCTTCTTCTTGTTGTATTCTAATATATGCATTTTCTTCATCTGCTATTTCACAATTTTCCATTTCGTATAATTTACCATCTGGAGATACTTTAAATGACATTAATGTATTACCATATATATTTTCTATTACTATTGTTCTATTTAATGCATTACCATTATAATCTTCTGTTACTTTCTTATTTTCATCTAAATCGTGATTTATGCCACCATTATCAACATCTATTCTTTTAATCCTAGGTATATCGATTGCTACCATATTACCAGCCCCTTTAGCTGATGTTCTAATATATCCTTTAGAATTATCATTATATGTTATGTACAAGTCATAATATTGCTCTGCTTCCGTAATTTTTTTATTTTCATCTAAAAATTCAGATTTCATATCTTCATCCCATAAACCTAATTTCGTTAGGTCTTCTTCTGATATATAGAAATCCCAAATATCTCCATCTGTAGACCCATCTGAGTATACTCCTATATCATTTATATCATATGCTATTTCATCTTTGACATATTCTTCATAGAAATCTTCCCAAGTTTCATATTCATAATAATCATTTCCTTCAATAGTTTCCGCTGTACCATCACCTGCTATAATGTCTTTAAAATTATCTGGAGTTACTTTATCTTTATATTCATTGGCTTGATTATCATCTGTAAAATATCCGTGTACAACACTATTATTATTTTCAGGATTAGTTGTTACCCACTCTAAATTTGCTGTATCTATATATGCTCTACAGATTTTTTCATAGAAGTCTTCTCCTAAATCTACATCAACATCTTCTGTAACTTTTCTATTTTCAGTAACTTTTAATTTCGAAAAATCTATTGGTTTGTCAAAATCTAATTCAAACATTTCATCCATATCTTCATCAGATATATCACTTGCATATACATATACATCAGTTGGTTGTACATACATTTTGTTATTTTTAATATGTACTGTAATTAATAATGATTTGTAATAACAATCAAAATAATTCTCTGATTTGCTATCATCTTCATATTCTAAATTCCATCCACCTAATTCTTTATATAATTCACCAAATGTACCTTTATAATTTGCTACATAATCTGATATTTCATCAAATTGCTCTTTTGATATTTTAACTTGTTTAATTACATCCTCAGGTGTTACACCTAATGCATTCATAAAATCTGTATCATTTAATGTATCATTTATTCTTTCTTCGTTTGTTCTAATATGTGCTTCACCTTCGTGTAAAGATTTTTTCTCAGTATACTTTCTACCTAGCATCTTAGCATTTTCTTCTCCAGCTTTTGTTTTCATTTTTTGCCAAGGTTCTATTACATTTTTATCTAATACTTCAGCATCCTCTGGATTTTGAGCTTTTTGTATTTTCGCATCTGCAATTTCCATATCTGCTTGCTCTATAGTATCTTTATTCATTTTAAATCTACTTACTTTATTTGGAGCTTCATATGGTTTTTCTCTTTTTGTATCTAAGAATGACTTAGCATCAAATGCTTCTTTATTTTTAATTGGTTTATCATTTATTTTTTCATCTGATACTGTCATAACAGTACCATCATCAAATACATCTATTTCTCTAAAATCATCTTTTCTATCAGCTCTTTTTACTGATGTTATTCCAGCATCTCCTGTAATACTGTATCCTTTTTTACGTAGTTCTTTTTCATTAGCCCTTGGGTTTAATAATTTTGCATTAATTTTAGCATTATCTTTATTTGGTTTTTCTTCTAACTTACCTTGTAAGGCTTTCATAGTAGCTTCTAATAAATTCATTATTAATTTACCTCCTTCAATTTTTTTACTATATCTACTAAAGTACTGTCTAAATCACTTATATGCACATCTCCTGTATCTAAATCCTCTTGTATCTCTCCATCTAAATAAGTGTATACTTCATACATATCTATATCTTCTAAATCTCTATAAAATACAAATGTTATATGCTCATCATAATCAAATTCATCATTACTATCTGGCTCAATTTCAGTATCTACTAAATCTACTATTTTTTCTACCTTGTTCCATATTTCTTTATCTTCTTCTGCTTCTGGGTCTATTACTTCTGTTTTTACACCTTTGCTTTCTGGTCTAACTGTTATACTATTAAGTATTTCATCTTCGCTTTTATCTGTATTTTCATATCTCATAACACTTCTTACAACTTCTTGTTTATATTTATCTGGGTTATTAGCATATTCTTGTTTAGTACAAGTTGCATAAACTGTATTACCATATACTAATTCTAATACATTATCAGCATCTTCCCTAGGTATATAATAACTTACAGCTTCTTCTAATCTTTTTAATGTTCCTTTTTCTTCATCGTATTCAAATTTAGTTTTATTATCTGCTTTTATTATTGTTTTATTTCCTTTTGTTTCTGTATTTACTACTTTACTTCCTGCTTTTGCTAATTCTTTTTCTAACCAACTACAAGCATTATTATATGATACATCTTTTAATAACATTTCATTTCCATCTTTATCTACTGTTAATGTTTGAAATTTATTTAATGATGCTTCTATTTTTACTTGTTTATTTTCTACAACATAATCAGTTTCATATACTCTACCATCTTGTAACATATCTTTTATATCTACTTTAAATTGTTCACCTGATAAGACATCTTCACATTGTGCTGTACTTCCCCATTCAACACCATATATTTTAACTAATTGTTTCTTACCATTTTCATAATTTAATTCATAAATTTTTCTTTTATCTAACAATGCTATTATTGATTGTTTTGTTAATCCATCATATACTGTTACAGTATTCCAACTATTTTCTTCTGTATCTCCTAACTTTACTGGTTTGTATTCTACTTTTATTTCACTTTCTGTTATTTTTGTTTTATCTTTACTTAATGCTGCTTCTATCTTTTTACTTTCTTTTGTTTTTTTCTTTTTATTCTTCCAAACAACACTTACTGTATCTGCAAGTTCCTCTTTATCTGCCTCATCTTCATTTTTATATATAAGTTTTTCTATATAATCAGCATCTATCTCTTTTGCATCTTCAATAGCCTCATCTATATTACTATATTGCGTATAACTATCTGCTGAATTTCCATATGAACTTGTTGGTTCTTCATTTTTATATATTACATATCTAACTGCTTCTGTTTTTAAATGTACACTTTTTAAGTTATTTAACATAAGTGTAAATTCATCTTCATTATTTGTATATATTAAAACTTCATCTCCTGTTGGTACTTTTAACCTACCTGTTAATAAACAATTATAGAAATCTGTACCTATATAATTACCATTTTTATTCATAAAGTTTTGTCTTTTATCTTTATTATATAGTTCTTTACAATGTGCTGTTGTATCTCTTACTTCTCCATCTTTTATCTCTGTTATTGTGTTATCTTTTCTATTTATTATAGTATATATCTCGTGCATTGTAGGTGTTCCATCTTTAACTATAAAATATGTATATTCTGTTTTATCACTCCAATATTCATATTTTTCTTCTACCTTTTTGTTTTCGGTTATTTCTGTGAACTTAATATCCTTATTTAACAATGTTCCTCTTACCATTTTTAATATAAATCTTTTATCAACATCATCTAAATCTTTATCATTCTTTAAATCATCTAATATATTGTTTATTTCTTCTTGTGCCTCTTGTGGTGTATATGTATAAGCTGCTTCTGTTATATCACTTATATAACAACTCATAATATCTTCTCTACTCATACTTCTTGGTTCTTTACTTTCCATATACATATCTGGGTCAGGTAAACCTGCATCACTGTTATATAATTCCCAAGCTACTTCGTTATATAATTCTTCATCAAATCCTTCTTCTCCCCACTCAGGTATTTCATCTCTTGTTACACCTAACTCTTTCGATTTCCTTTTAGCATACTCATCCCATATCAAATCAAAGTTTTCCTCTTCCCAATCTACTGATGATATATTTTCACAAACTTTTTTACTTTCCTCTACTTTATTTTGAATACTATCTAACATAGCTTCTATATCACCTAATTGATAATTACCTTCAGGATGATTTTCTAATACCCACTCTAATAATTGTATTGTAAATTCTCTAGCTTCACCACCAACCACATCAGATACCAAATGTTCTTCTTGCCAAGTTACATTACAAAAATCTTCTTCATAATCTGCTGGATTTTCATCTACTATTCGTATATCAAAATAGTCACCAGCAAAACTTTGGTCAGATGCTATGAAATAATTTCCATCTGATAACTCACCTGTATAAATATATATACCTCCACCTGTATATATTGGCGTTACATTTTCTATCTTTAAATGACTTGCATCAGTACTCTCCTCTTTTTTATTTGGATAATCTATTCTATTTGTTGATTTTCCTACAGGATTTCCTGCATTATCTGTACCTACATTTACTATATCTCTATGTGTTGATACATCACTTTCTTTTTGTTTTGCTAACTCTGCTTGTGCATCTGATTTAGTCATTAAATCTCCGTCATTATAAAGAATTGACCACATAGCATCATCTATAGTATCTCGTTTTCTACCATACATTTCCCAAACACCATTTTCTTTTTTAAGTTTTTTCATAACAGCTCTAGTGTCGCTATAACTTCCGTGTGATGTCCACCCTGATGATGTTTCTTTTACTACTCTATACATTTCTGTTCCATTTGGTGCATCTTGTAATAATTGTTTTACCCTATTCTGTACCTCTATAGCTCTGTCCTTATCAGCATATGGATTGTACTCTTTTTTAAGTGTATTAAGCTCATTAATTATTTCTTCATTACTGCTCATTATTATCAGTTACCTCCTCATCATTAATATTATTTAATCTATTTGTAGATGGATTATTACCTTGTACATTTGATGGATTTTCTTCCTGTGGCTCTTCTTTATTATCTTGCTCAGATATATCTTCTTTTTCATCATTTTGTTTTTGCCATCTGTTTTTAGCATTTTGTCTAGCTAATTCATTTGGTAATGTTAATGCTTTATCTCCAGATAAATTTAAATATGCATTTACATCATCTATATTTTCTTCTAACCAATCCATTAATGTACTTGTTACTTGTTGTAACCATCTTTTATTACTTAACATACTAATTAAATGTTTACACATAGAACCGTGATTATCTTTATTTGTTCTTTTAAATCTATTTGGTCTATTTTCTGGTCTACCGATATTTATAACCTAATACTGTTGCTTGGTGTGCAAATCTGTATTTAAAATCTCCGACAAGTACAATCTACTTTTATATCCATACCATCAATAGAATTCATTATAGCTTGTGTAACACCTTTTGTATTTATTTGATTACCTTGATTATATTCAGAACTCATCTCTACCCAATATAATATATCTTCCATAGCTACTGTATCATTATAATCTCCTACTTTGCACGTAACTACCAAGGTATTATGATACAATATATCTGTTGTGTCTATATTTATTATATTAAATCCTTTATATGCTTGTGCTTTATTATATCTTGTTATTGTTTCTCCTTTAGCTAGAGCTAAAAGTTCATTTCTTGAAACTTCATCTAATCTCTTCATAGTATCCCCTCAATAATTGTACCACAATATTTAAAATATGTAAATAATAGGTACAAGAATTTTATTTTAGATTTTACCCTACTAATATTTTACGAAAAGAAAAGTAGACATTTCTGCCTACTTTCCTAATGCCAAGTTATATTTGTCATTCTAATGACCTTTATTTATATACATTATTTTTACAATATGCTGTTCTTCCTGTTTTTGGTACATATATTTTATCTACTGATGCATTTACATTTTGTAGTATTTTAACTCTTGTATTAGCTATATATGTATATTGCTTACCTTTTAAATTTGATGTTTCATATAATGTAGTTGTACCCTTTAATGTTTTTGTTTGACCTACCGTGTTTTTAACTTTAGCTTTTGGTGCATTAGACGTTAAATAACTTGATGATACCCATTGATTTGTTCCTATTCTTGACCATCCTGATTTTTCCTCATATACTGTAACTTTTGCATTTTTAGATAATGTGCCAACTACTTTATTACCTGTACCAGCACCTTTTCTGATATTAAGTACACTTGCTGTTACATACTTTGTTTTAGTACCAGTAGATGTATTTGTACTTGGTTTTGTATCTGATAAATATGTATTACTTACCCATTTATTATTACCTATTCTTGACCAACCATTTTTTTCTTCATATACTAAAACTTGTGTGCCTTTATTTAATGTACCTACTATACTATACTCTGTACTAGCACCTTTTCTAACATTTAATACTGAAGCTGTTACATATTTTATTTTTGCATTTTCAGTATCCTCTTTTGTTGTATTTTTTCCCTCTACAACATCCTTACCTACTTTAACTGCCCACAACTTTCTAATATTTGAATATTTTTTAAATGTATCTATTTGTACCCAAGCACTATTTCCTTTTAATTCTACTTTACCACTTCTACCATTTATATTAAATTTACCATTATATAGATATGGGTCATATATTTCTATTTTATCACCATCATATCCTACTCCTAATATATAATGTCCTCCAGTTGTCCATAATCCATTTCCTGCTAAAAATATTACAAAATATCCATCTTTTATTTTTTCTAATGCTGTATATGATGAATGGATTTGTTCTATTTCTAGTCCCCATCTATTACATACATATGTAAATAATCCCTCAGATGTTCCACCAGATGCCCTGTATCCATTTGCTTTAGAAATGTCACACATTTCATCAGGGTATATTATTTCTTTTGTACTTGACACTATCATAGCACAACAAGTAGGTCCACAACCAGCAGACTTTACTGTTGCATTTGGATGTGCAGAACTTGTATAAGGATGTCTAGCCCAACGACTATCACCTTGATTATAATAAACTTTACTCATATTATAAACCCTCCTCTTCTGTATTTTCTATTTCTTCATACTCTCTATCATCTGCTTCTTCTTCAGTCATTTCAATCATTTCTAATGTATCGGGTACTTCTTCTGAAAATGTACCATCCATTACTTCTAGTTCTTCATTTTCTTCCATTCTAATATACCTCCTTATATTATTTTTAGGGTGTTGCTTGTTTTAATTGTATCACTAGATTTACTAGGTAACCTATACCACCAACTAGTGCTGTTATTATTGACCCTATTACGCCACTTAATATGTTTTTCTTAATATGCCCCTTAGTTTCTTTATATTCCTTAAATTCTTTCATATCTAGTTCTTCTACTTTTTTATCAATCTTATCTAAGGTTTTTTGCATATTAGATATAGTAGAAGCCATAATATGTACTTCCTCTGTTAATTGCTTTGTTGTTTTAACATCTTCTTCTATATGGTTTAATGTTTCTCTAAATTGTTGATGTTCTATATCTGCTTTAGCTCTAGCTTCTCTTAAATCTATAACTTCCATTACTAATTGTTGTGTGGTCATAACTAGATTACCTCCCTTCTATTAATATTTTACTAATACTTTTATATTAGATTTAATATTTCCATCCAGCTGCATTTAATTCAGCTAACCTATTACTATAATATACACTATAAAATTTTGTATCATAAAATGGACTGCTATAATTAGATGTACTAAGATTTTTATTTGATGCTGGAATGTCACTATTTAAACACATATTTATTATATTTTGTATACTTGCATTACTTAAATTGTTGCAATATCTAAACATCATACCCATATTATATACCTTACTTGCATTATATTCTGGCACATTACGTAATCTTACACAATTTGAAAACATATTAGAAAAAGTGACTACATTTGGAAAATATATATTCGGAGCATTTATTAAACTATTACATCCGATAAAACATACCATTTACATTTTGCACACTTACAAATGACATATCAGCCACATTATATAAATTATTACATCCGAGAAAATAATGAATGTGCATTTGTAACATTTTCAGTGTCGCTTATTGACACATTTCGTAAATTATTACATAAAGCAAATAATCCACCTATTTGATTTACATTATTTAAATTATTCAATACAGCATTTTTAAGATTTATACACCACCCAAACATATAACCAATATTTTCTGCACTAGCTATATTTAAATCAATAATATTAGTTATTTGGTTACAATGAGAAAACATACTAGATGTAATCTTGATTTTGCTAATATCTATTGAGTATATATTTGATATATTTGTATTTGCAAAAGTAGAATAAGCTCCATTTATATCCCCAAAGTTAATATTAACTTCAGATAAATTTTTGCAACCTGAAAACATATATGAAATATTATCCACATTATTTAATCCATTTATTGTTATACCTCTCAAATTATTGCAATTTTGAAACATAGCATATGTATTACTTACTTTAGTAAAATTTAAATTAGGTATATTAGAAATATTATAACATCCTTTAAACATATTTGCAGCATTTTCAACATTACATAAATTTATATTACTTAAATCCCCTGATAAATTATGACAATTTTGAAACATTTGAAAAGCATTAGTGATATTAGATGTTGAAATATTTGTTATTGTATGTAGATTAAAACAATTATGAAAAGCATTAGTTGCATACAATATTTTGGATGTATTATAAAAATACAAACTTTGCAAATTAGTACAATTATAAAATGAATTGCATAAATTGATAACATTACACGTATTTAAGTTTGATAAATCTATCAGTGTAGCTTTATTAACATAAAACTCAAATATATTTGCCATATTTTCTAATGATGCTGGCTTTGTTATATCATCTGAAATTCGATATGTATTTTTACCATAATTATAGAAATGTATCCAGCTCCACAATTTTCTACCAGTCTTATCATAAGTATCTGAACCATTAGCCTTAGCTAATTGTACATAATTTTCTTCCATATGTAATCCCCCTTATTAAGTATAATATATATCATAATATTCACTATAACTATTAGAACTACCAAAATCTTTATAACCCTTATTTATTAATATATTTTTTTGTATATTTGTAAATCTATTTAAGTTTAATCCTATATTACTGATATATTGATTTGTTAAATTTTGGGCTAAAGGTAACATATTTGCTATATTGGCATAACTTTCATTTGATAAATTATTACAGCCGTAAAACATAAAACGAGCATTAGTAACTTGAGACATATTAAAACTAGGTACTAACCTTAAATTTGAACACATATAAAACATCTGCCACATATATATAACATTACAAGTATTAAAATTAGGTACAGTTGTTAAAGATGAACAACCTTCAAACATAGAATACATATATTTAACTTTAGTTGTATTAAAATTTGGTACATCTGTTATATTATTACTATACTGAAACATACTACTCATATACTCCACGTTAGATGTATTATAATTAGGTACAGTTGTTAGATTATAGCAATGAGCTACTAACCCAAACATATCTATAACTTTACTTGTATTAAAATTAGGCAAATTAATCAAATTTTCACAGGCACTAAACAAACTACTCATATTAGTTACATTAGAAGTATCAAAATTCGGTACAGTTGTTATACTTTTACATCCTGAAAACATACTCGACATATTAATTACATTACTTGTATTATAATCTGGAATTACAGTTAATTTACTGCATCTAGCAAACATACTCGACATAATAGTAACTTTGGTTGTATTAAAGTTAGGTGCATCCATTAAATTACAGCAATTATAAAAAGTACCAGACATATTATAGACATTAGATGTATTAAAATTTGACACAATCATTAAATTTGTACAATCTGAAAACATATATCTAATATCAAATACTTCAGAAGTATTAAAATTTGGTACTGTAACCAAATTATGGCAACGCTTAAACATACTATCCATACTAGCTACATTTGTCATATTAAAATTTGGTACTATTATAATATTATAGCAGTTTTCAAACATACTTTGTGTAATCATTGCTTCTGATAAATTAAAATTCGGTATAATTGCTAAATTATAGCAGTTTTCAAACATATAACTTAAATCAATAACACTAGATGTGTCAAAATTTGGTACATACCTTAAATTAGTACACTGTCTAAAGGTATTAACCATATTAGTAACCATTGATGTATCACAATTTGGTACAATTACTAAATTTTGCTGATTATGAAACGCATTATATAAATTAGTTATATTATTTGTTGATATATAATAATCATTATATGTATTTACTAACTGCTGTAATTCACTTAAATTATTTGCTATATTAGAAACACTACCTTCATATGTACCTGTAACCCCTAAAATAACTTCTCCATTTTTAATTCTTTCAGGTATAATATTATACCTGTTAGTAATTTCATAATACTGTAAATCTGTCTGAAAACTAGTACCTTCATTTATTAATGCTAATTCATTTGCTTGTAAACTTATGTGAAGCATATTATTTATATCAAACATACTTCTATTAGTTAAACCGACACCGACACTTTTTAAATCTTTAACAATTCCTGTAACTTTAGCACCATTTACATAAGCTGTTTTATTTTCTAAAATATCTCTATTTAAAGCTGTTGCATCACTTGTATCTAACCCTATATAATTACCTGCAATTCCCAATATTACTTCACCTGATTTTATTTTATCAGGTGTTATATTTGAAACTACTGCCATAGTTTCTTGTGACATATTTGCTGTAACATTACTTGAACCACCTACTACAATATCTGTACCACTTCTTTTAAACTTCATTTGTATATAGTCTGGATTTCCAGTTTTAAGTTCTACTGATATTGGTTCATCTGTTATACCATTTAATGCCCAATCTGTATCAGCTTGTTGTAATGTACCAGTTAATTTTTCATCATTAACATATGCTGTTTTACCTTCTTTTATATCTTTAGATGTTGCTGTAGCATCACTTGTATCTATACCATCATCTAATATACCTGTTACACCTAATGCTTTAACATCTTTTTTTAAATTTTTAGGTATAATAAATGATGCTTTTTGCATTTCTATTTCTTCTAAATTATCTAATAATTTTGACATCTACAATATCTCCTTAATTTTTTAGTTCTATTAATATTTTACACATAATAAAAAGAGCCCTTTTTAGGCTCTTTTAATATATTAACTTAATATATCAGCTACAAGTGTTTCTGATTGTTGATATTCTGCTGGTGATAAAGTATCTTCTTCTTTTACTAACTTTTTCATTGATGTCTCCTTTATATAATATGTTATCGTACCACTATTTATAACTTTTACAATCTCACCATCTGATATATTCAGTATATCTTCATTCATTTCTGTCTCAGTTGCATATTCTTTTATTACATATCCTTCATAAGTTCCTGTGATGCCTAATATTGTTTCACCTTGTTTTATTTTATCTGCCGTCAAACTAATATCTCTTGCTAAATAATCTTTTCTAATACCCAATTCAACAGGAGAACCTTGTGTCATTATTATTTTTTCTGACATAGTTGTAGCAAGTTTTATATAATTACCACTTTCTGTGGCAGAAGTTGGATTTGCTTCAATAGATGTTCCTAACGATAATATGCCTTCTATTTTCTGTCCGTTGACATATGCAGTTTTACCAATTTCTATATTATTAACTGTAGCATCAGCATCACGTGTATCAATTAAATTATTTATTTCATCAGCATATACGCTAAATGGTGTACCATCATCTATATCTTGACCTTTATTTATTAAAGTTTGTTTTATTTCAGATTTAGTATTTTCCAATAAAGCTAATTGTTCATTAATTGTATCTATATTCATAACCGTTATATTCCTCCTTTAATTCACTCTTACATCGATATTTTACATAAACAGAGAGGAAGCTTATAATATATCTAAACTCCTCATATATTATATGTTATACAGTAGCATCAATATATCCTTTTTGATTTAATATCGCTAATGCATCAGCTGAGAACTTATTAACACTTAATCCTATATTTAATAAATATTGATTTGTTAATTGATTTGCATTTGGTAATCCATTTGCTATATTTTCATAACTTGCTGAAGTTAAATTACTACATTGCAAGAATGTATTAACCATATTTGTAGCATTAACAAAATTAAGTTCAGGAATATTTTCCAAAGTTCTATCATATCTAAACATACTTGATGCATCTCTTACATTTGACATATCAAAATTAGGTATATCGGTAAAGTTAGCATTATCACAATTAGAGAACATATATGCTGTATTAGTTACATTTATAGTATTATAATTTGGTATCTTATATCCAATATTACTATTATAGAACATATAAGACATATTCATAACCTTACTTGTGTTAAAGTTTACAAAATATGGATATGATGGCATTTTTTGTTCCTCCCCATCTACAGTAGGTATAGTTATTCTACATCTGCAAAACATAAAAGACATATCAGTTACTTCCGATGTTAATTCATAATCCATATCCAAATATTCTAAACTCGAAGATGCCCCTCCACCTACACTAAAGCAGTTATACATATTTGTTGGTTTATTATGTATTGTCATATTTTTAAAATTCATATTAACACCATATAGTCCATATGTTAATGAATTAAATCTAATACTGTTTATTTCTGCACCTACTAAATTAAGGTTTGCTACTTGTACACCACTATCGAATGATAAATTAGGTGCATATAAATTTGATGCATATATTGCATTAATTCCTACCCCAAATGTTTCGATTTTACTTAAATTATTTAATTTAGCATTAGTTAAAACAAATGGTCTTGTTCCAAAACTATTATTTGGGAAGAATGAACTATTAAATGTTGTAACATTTGGCATAAAAGCCCCACTTAAATTTATTTCAGTAAGTTTTGGACATCTAGAAAATACTCCATAAAGTGTTCCATTTACATTAGGTAAATTCCAAAATGTATTAGGAACATTAGTAATACCTGATGAATAGAACATATTATTAATTGTCCCAACATTTATTGTATTTAACGTCATTGGAAGCATTGTTGTTATGTTTGTACATCCAAAATACATATTTTCCATAGAGCGAACATTAGATGTATTTCCTTTAAAACCTTTAATACCATAAACTGTGCTATTAGTTGAATTAAGTGTTTTACAATTTCTAAACATATTAGCCAAAGACTTAACAGATGTTATATTTATAACATTAAACCCACTTAAACTTTTGCACTCTGCAAACATATTAGTTAAATATTCAACATTTCCACTGTTTAAATTTATATTTACACCAACAAGACTTGTGCATCCTGCAAACATACTTGATGCATCCTGTATTTTACTGATATTATTCATAATATTTAAAGTGATTAATGATGTACAATCAGCAAACATATTTGAAGCATTTATCAAGTTACACATATTTAAACCAAATGATGAAGATGAAGCTGCAAATGAATTAAGCGATTTACAATTTCTAAACATATTAGTAGCATTTGTAACTTTAGATGCATCTTTATTATTAAATCCATACAATCCAACAACTTCTTTACAATTATCAAACATACCAGACATATTTGTAACATTTGATACATTCCAATTTATAAAATTAGGTTGTTGCACAGCTGAATTGTGCTCAAATAGAAGCTTACAATTTCTAAACATACCAGACATATTTGTAACATTTAATACATTCCAATTACTAAAGATTTGGTAATTAGCAAATTGAAGTTTTCTACAATTATCAAACATATTTGACATATTTGTAACATTTGATACATCCCAATTAGATATACCATTAATACAAACTAAATTATTACATCCATAAAACATTTGTGACATATTATTAACAATAGATGTATTCCAATTAGATACATTATCAATATATTTTAGATTATACATATTCCAAAACATATTCCAGAATGTTGTAACATTTTGCATATTTAGATAATTAATAATGTGCTCATTAGCTAGAACAGACCTAACTGTTCCTATACCGACCATATTAGTGGTATCTATTGTATTATATAAATCTGAATATTTATTTAATGTATTTCTAATATCATTAAAATTGCTACTATTATAATACTTCATAGCATTAAACGTACCCACAGAACTACCATTAGCTCCAAAATAAGGTACAGCCATTACATCATCATCTGTTGCTAAATATTGTGTTGGTGCTGGAGACCAATTATTATTTACAGCACTATATTGGTATATCCCATCAAATGTACCACTTGTACTACTTGTTTGTTCATATATAATACTTAAATCTTCATCTTTTAAGCCTTTATTATCGTGTATCATCTCATCTGAATTATTATATAATTTAGCTCCTGTAGTTATATCCTCTATATTATCTACATAACTTCTAAACGATTGGTCTGACGATATTATTTGACCGTTTATCTTCAAGTGCTCTTTTTATTTCTTCTTTGGTTGCTTCTAGATAATTAAGTTGATTATAAATCGTATTTATATCAATTGCACTCATATTACACACTCCTCTACAATTATTCTATTAATATTTTACAAAAAATAAAAGAGCCTCATATTTAAGGCTCTTAATATATAAAATTAAACTCAAATAACATATACATTATTGGTCAATACCAATAGCTACTGATGATATGGTTATATCATTTGAAGGGATAACAGTTAATGTAACTGTTTGAGATGGAAACCCTCGTGTTGCACCAATTATTGTATTAAACGATGCATTAACAACTTCCGTTGCTGTGACATTTGTCATAATTACGGCATCAGGAATAGCTACACCATCAGCATATAGCTGTATTGTTACTGGTTGAGTTGTAGGAGCTACTGCGGTTGTAAATGCTATATCTAAATTGACTTCATAAAAACCTGCTCTACGTAATATTATTGCACTAGCACCAGATGTATGTCCAACATTGTTACCTACATCAAACTTATCCGTATTAAACGGTATAGCGTTACCAGCACTTACTTCTATGTTTTTAGAATAAGCTCTCAACATAGTATATCACTCCTTCCTATACAACACCTGATACACCATATCCATAACCATAAGCACCAGCATATGGATAATATGATTGATATGGAGAGGCTGTTATATATGCAGGTTGAGGGAATGGTCTTAATGTGTTTGTTAAATTAGCTGTTTGGTCTATTTGTGAGATTTGGAACCTTGCTGTTTGAAGTTCTCTATCTCTGTCAGCTAACCTATCTCTCAAATTAGCAATTTCATTCTCACACAATTTATCTAATATTTTTTGCGTATTAGCTTGTCCTTCTTCACGAAGTGTGCAACAACAATTTGCTAATTGCATTTGAGATTGTAGAGCATTATTGCTCATTTGCATTTGGTTTTCAAGTGCATATCTACTTACTTGCATTTGTCCCTCTAATGCATTATTAGATAATTGCATTTGAGTTCTTAAATTGTCGTTAGACATTTGTGCTTGTAATTGATTTGTTTGAATGGCATTATTGTATCTATTTTCTAATGTTTCTTTTGCATTAGCAAAAGATGTTTCTAACACATCTCTATTAGTTTGATTAATTGCTTCATTGTTATGCATTGTTAGGAATTTATCATTTTGGTTACTAAATTGATTAGCTACAAAATCAGTTGTGGCTGTATTATTGTTTCCAAATCCGAAACCATTACCACCAAACATTCCTGCAATTATGAAGAAAATTATTATCCACCAGAAATAACCTCCTCCCATAACATCATTGCAATTATTGTTATTCATTAGAGCCAATACATCTGCCGCAGTTAAACCAGAACCATTTTCCATAGTATCTGTTCCTCCTTTCTTTAATTTTATTTATTTTAATTGCAATTAAAATCTATGTTGATTAACCATCTGTTGTAACTGTTGTTTAGTTATTCCATTTTGGTTACACCAATCTGCTATTTTTTGAGCTCTTTCTTCATCATTATTACTATTCATTAAAGATGAAAATGATGCTCTTAAATTTTGATTTGGTAACATTCCAAGTACCATTGACATAGGATTACTACTTGCTTTTAATTGTCCTATAAAATTTTGTAAATCCATCTAATATCAACTCCCTTATTTTCCAAATTTTAATTTTCCATTTTTCTTTGTTGTACCTGAGTTGTTCATATTACTGTCACTAAAATCAGTTGAATTTTCTGCATTTACTGTTGTAGTTGTATTCGTTGTTGTATATGTATTATTTATAGTATCTGCTGTCATATCTGGATATTGTTGTGGTTGCTGATTTGCATATACATTATTCATTTTAGTTTCCATTTCTCTTAACTTACGTTCAAGATTTTCTATTTTTAAATCCTTCTCATCTTTTGGTAATATTATATAATACTCCTTTAATTCACCATCAGGTTCTTTTATTGATAATTTACCATTTTTTAAATCTATAAATGCTGTCTTATTTTGTACATAAATATCTGATGGATTTTCTGTTGTAAATCTTGCCTCAAAAATTGGTTGTGTTGTTGCAGGCGTATTGATTATATTATTTATTGGTTGAGGCATAGCTTGATAATTAGCTTTTAATCTTTGTAAATCTTCTATTTGTCTATCAATACGACTTAATTCTACTGGATTATACATAATATAATTCCCCCTATCTATATACTTGTTATATTTATTATAACAAGTATATAGTTTTAATGTCAGTCTGAGTATTTAAAATTTTTATAATTTTTATTCAGACCTTTTTAACAATTTAAAAAGAGTACCTGTTATGGTACTCTTTTTTCATTATTTAGTTATATTCCACAATATAATCTTAATGCGAATGCTACTCTATCTAAATGTTCAACAATTCTCGGACTGTCTAAATCTAACAACTCAGATATTTCTGAGAAAGTTCTGTTTTCTTTAAATCTATATTTATAGATTAAATACTCTAAATTATCTCTGTCTTTAAGTTTAGTTTCAAATTCAATTAATTTATCATCAAACTCATTATATTTAATAAAATCTTTTATATCTTGGTATTTACTAGTTTCACCATTATTATTCCATAAATACATATCATTTATATTTGACCTACCTGTCATTATAAATGCACTAAATACAGCAAAAACTATTGATATTTTCAAATCTATTCCTAATAACACAAATAAACTTAGCATAATCAGTGCACTCCAAACTAAACAACGATACCAAGTCTTAAAGTGTAACGCCCTACCAAAAAATCCTCTACTTATCATAAAGGTTAACATTACCATTAAAATATATGAGATGGGCAGGTCTAAAGCCTTGCCCATCAGGAAAATAACTACTGTCTCACCTATATTAAAGATAAGACTTGGTAAATTTTTCTTTAACCATTCCATAATTACTCTCCCTCTTCTACATCAAATATAAAAAACCAGCTGTTCCACATACTAATCACCTCACTTTACAATATTTTTATATATGCAATATAGCATAGCCAAATTTATAAAGTAAAACATAAAATTGAACAAAACTAAATTAATACATCTAAATGTTGTAGATTTCATTATTTTCTTTACCTTATCATTTCTATTCCATAGTAGCTTATATATCTTCTGTATATTAAATAATTTATTTCTAAATATGTATAAAAACATAAATAGTAATATGTGATTTATCGCAACATATACAATATAATTTTGTACTAATTGATACAAAGTGAAATACAATACAAAATTAAATAAAATCATTATAATACTCGCTATACCTAATGTAAACACATCTGTTATTTGTGACTTATCTTTATATAATAATTTCAGTAATAAATACATTAAGATAAAATATAATATATGCGACCACACATTAAATGGAAGTGCATATAATAATATTATATATTCTATTGTGGAAATTACTACAAATAATATTCTTTTTGTTTTTAGTTGTTTTGTTAGTATCATAAATAATGCAAAATATATTGCCTCAGGTAATTGACCTAATAATAATTCTGCTAAATTCATAAATTCTATCTCCCCTCTGAAGGTATAATAACACAAATTTTAATAAATGTAAATAAGTCCGACTGTAAATTTTTTTAAAATTTAAAGAGAGGTATATAAACCTCTCTATTATTAGTAACTCCAACCTGCTGCATCCAGCTCAGCCCAACGATTTTGATAACGAGTATTAGCAATATTTGTAAGATAAAAAATACTTCCCTGTTTAGAATTAGACAAACTTCTTACAGTAACCGATTTCTGATTTATAAAAGAATTGATTATATTTTGAATACTTGCATCACTTAAATTATTGCAAGACTGAAACATATCTTCAATAACTAATCTTTTATTTGAAAATTTAAACTCTGGCACATCTACTAAATTAGTACAATTATAAAACATTTGATGCACATATTCAACATTATTAAAGTTAAGATTAGGTGCACTTGTTAAATTAGAACAATCACCAAACATTTGTGTAAAACTAAATACATTCCCTGTATCAAAATTGGAAATATTTGATATAGCACTGCTAGATAAATTAGAACAACCTGAAAACATTGAATTCATTTGTCTTACATTTGATGTGTCGTATAATGGTATATCTGTTAAATTAGAGCAACCCGCAAATAAATATACAGTTGAGGTTACACTACTCATATTAAAATAAGGCACTGATGCTAAGTTCCAACAACCAAAGAACATATAATCAACTGTTGATATGTTATTTGCACTAAAACTAGGTACTGACCTTATTTTTGAACACCACGTAAAAGCACCCTTAAGATATATAGCGTTATCAGTATTAAAGTTGGGAACGGAAGTCAAATTCAGACAGCTGTAAAACATATTTGACATATTTATAACATTACTTGTATCAAAATTTGGTACACTTGTTAAATTATTACAATATTGAAACATAAAAGACATATCTCTTACACTAGAAGTATTAAAGTTAGATACCGAGGTCAAATTATTACAAGATTGGAACATTTCACTCATTGTGAGAGCTCGACTTGTTAAATTTGATGATATATTTATCGTTTTAACATTGGGGTTATACGCAAATACTGAATTAAGTATAACTATAGTACCCTCTCTTCCAGTATCAACCACATTAATTGAGGTTGGTTTATAATTATCCACTATATTTCTTAAATTAGAACGTAAATTACTTCCATCTACATCATAATTTCCTTTTGATATATTTTTCCAAGACATAAAATTCACCTTTCTTTATACATAATATATATTCCAATAAGTTGACACATTAGATGTATTTATAATATATGGAATTGCTTCGATATAACCTTTATTACCTAAAATTTTCTTTTGTTCTAAAGTAAAATTTTCTATATTTAAACCTATATTTAATAAATAATAGTTAGATAAATTAGCAGCTAATGGTAAACTGTTAGCAATATTTGCATAACTATTTGCTGATAAATTAGAACAGTAGCTAAACATCTCGCTCATACTAGTAACATTATTTGTATTAAATTCAGAAACTGTAATTAAATTTAAACAGTTCCTAAACATACAGCACATATCAGTTACTTTAGACGTATTTAAAGTAGGTGCATTAACTAAATTATTGCAGAAAGCAAACATATAATACATCGAAACGACATTAGACGTATCAAAATTTGGTACATTTTTTAAATTAGAACAAGAACCCAGCATATTACCCATATTAGTAACTTTAGATGTATTAAAATTAGGTACACTTGTTAAATTAGAACAATCATCAAACATATAAACCATACTCGTTACATTTGATGTATCAAAATTTGGTACATTTGTTAAATTATGACAACTATAAAACATATAAACCATACTCGTTACATTTGATGTATCAAAATTTGGCACTGTTGCTAAGTTATAGTCATATTGAAACATACCATACATACTTACAACGTTACTAGTATCGAGATTGGGTATTATATTTAGATTATAACAACTATCAAACATAGCCACCATATCAGTAACATTAGATGTATCAAAATTTGGTATAGTATTTAAATTTTGACAATACTCAAACATACTACTCATACTAGTAACATTAGATGTATCAAAATTTGGTACTGTCATTAAATTATTACACTCTTCAAACATATAACTCATATCAATAACATTTGATGTATCCATATTAGGCACTATAGTAAGGTTAGATAAGCCAAAAAATAAATTAGAAATATTTGTAACAGTAGGATATAACCTTAAACTACTTAAATTACTATAAATACTTACTCTATCTTTCAGCTGTTGTAAATTAAGATTAGTTGTTTGACTTAAGGTTCCATTCTGTATTCTATTAGTTCCATAAAATTTACCACTCCATACATTTTCTATATTAGCTGTTAATCCGGTGTCAGATAACATATTAAAATTACTTCCATTGTATTTAAATACCCCATCAAATACAGTTAAGCCTGAAATAATAAATTTACCAATAGCACTATTCCATTCAAAATCTCCCCATCTACTACCAAATTTTATTACTAATCCAAAATCCACTTCATTTCCAGAAATATCTTCATCATTCTTCATAAATCTAGTTCTATTATAAGTTATTCCATCTTGACTTTCATATTGTATTCTTATATCTCCATCATCTGTATAACAATCCATCCTAAAATAATCACTATCTAAATTACCCCAACAATCAAACATTACACTTTCATCTAATGCTTGAAATCCTACTTCTACATAGTCTGATAAGGCTTCATCTAATACTACTGTCTGTGGAAATGTTGCTACTTGAAATTCTGTAGTAGCTGTAATAGGTGCTTGTGTACTAGCGTATACTACTGCTAAATCATCTGTATGTGCATTAGATATATCTGCATACATATTTTCTAAACTATCATATTGTTTAACACCATTACCACCACTTACTATATTTTCTATAGAAGCTGGATAACTTGCAAAATTTGTTACATTTTGACCTTTAGTTTCTATTGCACTTTTTATAGTTTGTTTTATTGTATTTATTGTATTTAAATCATTTACTAAAGACATTTATATATTCTCCTTTCATTATATAATTGCATCTACATAACCCTTTTGATTTAGTATTGTTAATTGCTCAGTTGTAAATTTATTTACATTTAATCCTATATTACTTATATACTGATTTGTTAGTTGACTTGCATTTGGTAAACTATTTGCTATATTTGCATAACTTGAACTTGATAAATTATTACAATTTCTAAACATATTTAGCATATTAATTGTTCTACTTGTATTAAAAATATATACAGTTGTTAAATTATAACAATTTAAAAACATATTAGACATATACATTGTATTAGATGTATTTAAATTCATAAATGTAGTTAATTTAGTGCAATTACTAAACATATATGTCATTGATAATACATTAGAAGTATCAAAATTTGGAACTGCTGTTATATTAGAACACTGAGAGAACATACTTGACATATTTGTAACTATATGAGTATTTAAATTAGGTATAGTTTTTAAATTATTGCAACCATAGAACATATAATTCATATCAATAACATTAGATGTGTCAAAATTTGGTATATTATATAGTTTGCTACACGCTCTGAACATATGTGTCATATACTTAACATTAGAAGTATCTAAATTAGGTATATTAATTAATTTATTACAAAGGAAGAACATACCATTCATATTAGTAACCATACCTGTGTTTATATTAGGTATATTAGATATATTATAACAATATGTAAACATACCAGATGTATTTATAACACTTTCTGTATTAAAATTATATACATTTATTAAATTACTACATCCTGAGAACATATTAGAACATATTTTTAACTTATCAGTTTTTAGATTAGACAAATTTACGGATTTTACATTCGCATAAGCATTAAATAAATTTTCAGCATAATATAATGTACCATTAATTCCAGTGTCAGTTACCGTAATATTAGTTACTGTGTTTGGAATATTACTTTTTAAATTTTGTCCAGCTACATCATAATCTCCTTTGTCTATATTTACCCAAGTAGAACCATTAAGTTGAATATTCCAGTAGGTAGAAACATCTAGTGAATTTATAACAGATGGTAATGCTTCAACATATCCCTTCTCTCCTAGTAGAACTTTTTGGACCTCATCAAACTTATCAATATTAACCAATCCCAAACTTGATAAATATCCGTTAGATAAATTATACGCACTTGGTAAACTGTTTGCTATATTTATATAGCTAGTCTTAGATATATTATTACAATTTAAGAATATATTAGTCATATAAGTAACTTTGTTTGTATTAAATTCTGGGATATTAGCTAAATTTGTACAATTAACATATAATGCGTGCATACTAGTCACATTAGGAGCATTTATATTTGGGGCATTAACTAAATTTTTACAATCATCAAACATCATAGCAATTGATTGTGCATTTGGAAAATTTAACTCTGCTACATCTATTAAATTATAGCAAGCTAAAAATAATCCATATGCATTAATAACATTAGGAGCATTTATAGTTGAAATATTTGTTAAACTATGACAATCCCAGAACATTGATGATATATTTGTAACTTTAGGCATTTCCAAACTTGGCACATTTATAAGATTACTACAACTTCTATACATACCAGCTGTACTAACAACTTTATTATAATTAAAATTAGGGGCACATATTAAATTTCTACAACTATCAAACATAC